GTATTTAAGTTTCCTGCTACACCACCTGCATTAGGATGAGACCAAGCAAGACCATAAAGAGAACCAGTAGATGTACCATCAACAGGTAATTTATAAGCATCACCCATTGCAAACACACCTTGGTATCTTGATGCAGAATAAAGACCAACTATAGTCTGTCCAAAATTATTATCTAGATATAAATGGTTGTTGCTTGCAAGGCGTAAAAGACCATACACGTTTGTATTTGATCCTTGTATACCAAGCAATGTTGTACCATCTGTATTAATTCTAAATCTTTCTGTACCCCAGCTACCAGATGATCCATCAGGAGCCATTCCAATGTCTTGGGATATTCTAAAGTTATCGTCTGCAAAGCAATATCCTACACCCCAACGAGTGTTATTTGTTCCATTAGTAAACTGTATAGAAGGTCTATCAGCAGAAGCTTGTTGTATATGAAATCTTGCAACAACTCCCCATGAGTGATTACCCCACTCGTTTTCAAATGACCAAGGAACGTGATTTGAAGAAGCACTGTTCCTATCTACAAATTGACCTGCAAAACCATTATATGCTGCTGCACTGTTAGCTCTAACATAAATTCTACCATTAGACTCAACTTGGGCTCCCGAACCATTACCTGGTGCATTACCAAGATATGTTAACCCATATACCCAGTTAGTTCCACCTGCAGTAGTAATACCATTAGGGAAAAATGCAGAGTTTGAAGTACCCCATGGATTACCATTACTTACATAACCACTAGGAGCATTTATATTTCCATTAACTGTTAATCCACCATTATTTCCATACCCAATAGTAGCTCCACCAAATACAGATAATCCATAAGTAGGAGCACCGGTATTTGACGCACCCCAACCATTGGGTCCGCCAATATTTACTCTTTCATACAACTGAATAAATTCTCCGCCTTGTGAACCTACTGCTCGGCCTCTTATTGTACCAACCTGAATAGCATGGTCATCAGTTTTTGTAAAACTAAACTGACCTGATACTGTATCTCCGCCTCTAGCTATTGCCCAGTTTGTGTAGTTGCCACTATCAAGAACAGTAAACTCACTACCACCGCCTGTTGTACCTCTGCTTATATACATAGTACCTTGATACCATCTAAACTTCCAACCAACACCATGCTGATAATGACCTACCTCATTATTATTAGCCATCAAGTAGTCGCTACTATCATTAAACCAGATACCTGACCAACCGTTTTTAGAACCAATCATTTCCCACGCACCATAAGAACCTGTATTAGGTCTTAAATGAGCATTATTTGTACTTGCAAATATTCCACCACCGTTAACATTAATCCACGAAGGAACATATAGGTACCCATTAGATGCATAATATGCTAAACCACTCGCTGCGTTTGTAGCATGATAACCATCTACCGTATCAGCGTTACCTGCAGAAGAAGCAGATCCCGCAGCATCTGCATAAGCCACTCTCACCGCAGCGGGTGTTCCTGGCGTAACTTGTAATAACCATCTGCTTCCATCATATGTCATTGTCATGTAATATGGAGCCGCTCCTCCATATACATAAGAACCATCGCTAGCATATAATCTAGTAGCATTAGTAGCGTATGTTGCTGTAGCAGCATTACCAGTTATACTTCCTGAAGATGTTATCCATCCACCATAGTTTCCAAGCTGATTTCTCACGTGTGCAAGACTAGACTTTCTAGACCACCCATCACCATTAGAAGTTATAAAGCTACTAATAGCAGGGTTCTCGGATTCTGGTGTATTAAAGTTAATATGGTTAGCGTATATGTACCCATTACCATCACGCTGTACTATATGACTAGCATTTACTCCGCTACTTATGTTAGATGCAGATATTGCTGCTGAAAAGTTACCAGATGTTGCCCATATACCAGCACCAAAACTTGCATTATAACTTGTATCAAAATATACTAAACTTGCATTACCTGTAACATCTCTTATTTGTAAACCTGAATTACTTATACCTGTGATGCCATTTTGTATCATATATTGCCTAGCACCAGACTGAGCTCCACTTAAAAAAATTGCACCAACTGTTGATGAATTAGTGACATATAAGTTACCTGATAACGTTCCACCAGTTAATGGTAAAGCATATGAGTTAAAATTAGCTGATGAAAGCATAGTAACCCATGAAGACCAGTTATCACAACAATCTCTTAAAGTTCTAAAAAACATTGTTGCGCTTGGGGAATGCCAAGAAGCTGCCATTTCCATTCCTTTACCAGCCACAACATATTGAGCAGATATATCATAAGTAGTTGGACTATTAGCTCCTCCGCTATAAGCACTATATATAGCAAGTCCATTACTTACTTTAGTAGTTCTATCTGTATTATAACTAGTTGCACCGGAAAGTATAGCCCAGTTAGATGAATTAACATAACCACTAGGATTACTACTATTATAAGGAGTATACCCTAAAGCACCAGTTACCTGACCAGAAGTAACCCCGGTCAAGTAGGTGTTAGTATCCATCACAACAGCACCCTGGGCATTGACTTTCATAAAGCCTGCCGTCATGCTGTTCATAGTAAGACTACCAGTAATCGATGTACTCTGTAAAACTGCCATATATTCTTAGTTTCTATTTTCTAGTTGTTGTATTCTGTTCTTAAGCTCTTTCACTGATTCTATCAGCACTGCTGTAAGACGTGAGTAGTGAAGACCAATCGGTTCCCCGTGCTGGTCGTATTGTACAAACTCTGGGTAGATCTCTTCTACTGCTTCTGCTATAAGACCGATCTCTTTTACTGCAGATCCTTTTCTGTTATAGGATACCGCCTGGAGCTTCTCCACCTGGTCAAGAGCTGAGTCTACGTTGACAATGTTTTCCTTTACCTTTATAGTAGAGGTTTCTGTTAGAGAGGTACATGTAATAGATGACGTAAATGTTGCTGCACCGGTACTATTCATTAAAAATAAGTTTGTCCCTGTTGAGCCATTTCTTATTCCAAAAACTCCAGTACCAGCAGACCCACCACTTAATAATGCATATTGAACTTCACCTGCTCCTGTATTATTTAATGTTAAACGTAATCCACCAGCACCACCATCTGCGGTAGTCGTAAAGTTACCACCAGCCGTAACTGATGAACTAAACGTGGTAGCACCAGAATCAGTAATAAACATTCTGTAAACTCCATCTGTTCTGTTGTAGATGCCACAACCATCATTCTGTGCACCATATGACCACATCTTACCAGCTGCAGACTTTACGTTCATCCATATACCACCACCCGTGCCCTGAAGATATATACCTTCATTGTCACTTGTGTAAACATGAAGTTTGTATTGTGGGTTATTTATACCTATACCTGTATTACCACCGTTGCCTATATAGAATCTACCACCTGCTATACCTGGAGCATCTACTGAAAAAGCACCGGTTCCACCAATACTAATAGCATCATACCCAGCATTAGTATCAATACGAATACCGTTAAAGCTTCCAGAGCTAACAGACAACTTACCATATATTGTAGTTGTAGTACCAATACCAACGTTACCTGAAGAAGTATTTATATAAAATTGCGGTGTAGCACTTGTACCAAGAGATATAGAACCATTCCCTAATATAAATCTAGACGAGTTACCTCTTCCATTAAGAATATGAAACTCATACAAATTGGTAACATATTGAGATATAGTTTTTGATGAACTGTCAGTATCAAAATATAACACACTACCTACACCAGATATGTAAGCATTACCATTTACATGCAACTTTTCACTTGGAGATGTAGTATTGATACCAACGTTCCCTCCATTATTAAAATAGACAGGATCTGCGTTTCCAGGTAAGTCTATTACAGCAGTTCCTTGATTAAGTATTCTAACATAACCAATATCCGTAGTACCACTTGTTCTATCACCCATAACCACCATATCAAAGGCCGAACCTCTAAATGTTAATGATGGTGAATCTAAACTTGATCCTCTAAATATAACATTACCATTAACATCAAGTTTAGCAGCAGGTGATGAAGTGCCTATACCAACATTTCCTGTATTATAGTGTATGTTACTACCAGATGTAGTCCATTGAGAAGCTGTACCACCACCTGTTACAGTGATAACATTACCAGAAGAGTCTACAGCAAGTGTAGCTACTGCTGTACCAGTAAATGCTGATGATGATGTGTAGGCGTTCAAACGAAGCTGACCGGTTGAGCTCAATCTCATTCTTTCAGCTGAGCTAAAACCAAAGAGTATACTACCTACAACGGATCCTCTGTTAATGATTGCAAAGTCTCCTGCTACAGCTCCTATTAAGAAGTTGTTAGTAGCAGTGGCCATGCCTATGGTTCCCCAAAAAGCAGGACCCGATGTTGCACTAGCAAACTGAATACTAGGTGCTGTTCCAAATGCTCCTAAGTGGGTATCTCCTGTGGTGTTTGTTACCTGCACCTGGCCGCCACTTGTTATGCGCATACGTTCGGTGTTGTTCGTAGCAAAAACAGTTGGGTAATTATTATAATTCCATATATAGCTTATATCTCCTGTATGCCCAACATAAAAACCATTTCCTGCTCCTGTTCCTGTGTTTGCAGTTTGGTAAATAGTTGCAGCGTTTGCTCCGTATATTGTCAATCCGACATTTGATGCAACTGTATTTCCAATTACTACATTACCTGTAGTTGATTGTATATACATAGCATTCCCTATACTATTTGTATTAAACGACCAATTGAATCCACCATCTAAAGCAATACTACCTCTTTCAGCTCCTGAGCTTCCAAAACCAAATCTTGATGAGGCTCCTGCATATACACTACTTGAGAATGTAGCTGCTCCTGTAGAGGCTATTGCTAATACATTTGAAGATAAAACATCACTCCATAAGGTAAAACTATTATCAGTGTTACCAAATATCCTATATCTATTAGTTCCGTTTAAACGAAATGATTGCCAAGTAAACCCTCCACTTGCGGCCGTATAAGACAAAACCAATTGCTCATTGGTAGATCCCGTTACTACTAATTGAGTACTAAATGTAGCACTTGTACCACCTAAAGCACCTGTAAGAGTTCCACCAGATAACGGTAAGTATACACCAGCCACAGTAGGTATATCACTTGTAAGTGCTAAAGTTCCACTAGCATTAGGTAGACTATAGGTTCTTTGTGTGTTATTAGTTAGTGCAGCTGCATTAAATCTTGCAAACTTACCGTTAGTTCCTCCGTCCTGGTCAAACTGTATAGACAGAAAAGTTTTATCTTCTGCAACTATACTTGTATAACCACTACCTGCATATATAATACTAGCATTTTGTCTAAGTCCTAAATAACCAGCAGCTCCCAGTGCACTACCCAGAATGTTTATAAAACCTACAGATAAAGTATTGTTTCCAAGGTTTACATTGGTTGTAGCACCAGTGTACGGAACGTAAGAAGATAAAGAAGAAGATGTTATGTAACCAGGTCCGTTTGTAAATGCACTTAAGTTAGTAGGTCTATCTGTAATATCAGTCCACACGTGCGTGTGAGCTGAAGGAGGAAATGTACTTGGAACACCTGTAAGTTTAGAATAAGCAAGATCGGTTATATTAGCATTTCCTATAGAAGACAAAATAGATAACGAACCTAGCCCTAAGTTAGTACGACCATTACTTTGTTGAGTTCCTGTTAATCCTTGAGATGCAGTATCTATACGTAATCTATTACCTAAAGCAGTAGTTACAGTTGTAGAGAAAGCAGCATCATTACCTAAAGCAGCAGCAAGTTCGTTTAATGTATCAAGGGCAGCTGGTGCAGATGCAACCAAGTTAGCTACAGCTGTAGTAATATCACTTGTAAGAGCCAGGGTGCCGGTAGCACCTGGTAAAGTGTAAGTAAATGTTCCGTTTGTTATAGTAGATCCTAAAGTCAACTGACTCGAAACTCTTAATGTACCGTTTAGATCAACTGTAAATGCTGAAGCTGTCGTTGTCCCCACTAAGATCTGACCACCTGCTGGCTGCAGTCTTAATGCTCCGGCTGCTATTGAAGTACCATAATATGTTTGAATCTGTGCCCAGGTAGTTGTAGTTGCACCTCCAACAGTCTGTACAAAAAACGCGTTATTCCCTCCCGCAGCAGGGTCTGAGTTAATCATTACAAACTGAGCGTTAACTCCCGAGGTGTTTTTAACAATAAAACCACCGTTTACATCCAGCTTAAACTGAGATGCACTATACGGAGAAGATGTATTGATACCAATACAGTTTCCGTCATCAAATATTATACTGTTACCAATAGAACTAGAACTAGTAAACTTAGGTATATAGTTGGTTGTACCTGTCCCTGTTACTGCACCACTAGCAATTGCTTGGGTAGATAATAATCCATTTGCATCAGCAACAACCATTCTTGTACCTGTACCTGCTAAATTAGATAAAGTAGCAGCACCACTTACTCTTGCAGTACCATTTACATCTAACCTAAAGCCTGCGTCTGTGAATGTACCTCCATTTTGTAATAATACGTTTCCTGTATTAAATACTCTACCAATCTCTACATTATCACTTTTAAATAAACCAAGAATTGCAGTTCTTGACGCTCCATTTCCTATAGTAGTCGACCAAGTTGTATTTGCATTATTATTCCATCCAATATTTGTTCCTAATTGTCCTTGTATAATTAACACAGAAGAACCTTCAGTATAAATATATGCATTACCTCCTGCTCCTCCATTAGGTAAAATTTTTAATAAATTATTAAAATCTATTCTACCTGAACCAACTGTTCTTAATGCAATATTCTGCACCCCCGTAAACGCACCATTAGTAAACGTAGGGTTAATATCTAATCCTACTAATACATCATTGTTTGCTGCTGCTACTAAGGTAGTGTTTATTAATCCACCTCTTGCTATGGCAGAGGATGCCGTTTCTGAGCCACCTAATGTGAACTTAGTTGCAGTACCTAATGTGATAGTTCCTATTGCAGTATCGCCTTCTAAATAATTAGAAGCAGACCCGCTCATAAATAAGTTCCAACGATTAGTTGCAGCAGATAACCCACTTGAAAATGCTTTTATAGTAGCACCTGTTGCACTAACTATTGTAGGACTAAAATTAAATCCATTTAAATCAATAGCACCATCAGTAAGATTTATATTTCCTGATGCAATAAAGTAAGTATTAGTTCCACCTTGACCTTGGGCAACCCCATTATACGTGAGTACAATACCATTACCTTGTCCACCTATAACAGAATTGAAAGACCTTGGATTAGTAGTAGTTATATTAATTGCACCATTACCTACATAATAACCTGTAATAGTTATTGCAGGACTATTTGAACTTGCAGTACCCAAAATTAAACTACCACCATTTACACTACCTGTAATAACCCCCTGTACTCTTGCAGTACCATTAACGTCAAGACGGAAACCTGCGTCTGTGTGTGTACCTGAATTTTGTATAAGGAAGTTACCAGTAGAAAACATTGTAGCTAATTGAGTAGCACTTGCACCACCTACAATTATTGTTCTACCTGCAGCTCTTCTTGCTCCAAATAAGAAATTACCTGCAAGCGAAGGTACTGATGCTGCAGTACCACCAATTGCAAAACTTCCTGCTAATGTATTACTATCGTCATACATATTAACACCTGCATAATTTGTAGCTGTTGTATTTTGTAGTGATACTATTGCATTTGATAATTTAACTTGAACAGCATCAGTAACCCCTGTAATTATTGAAGTGCCAACTAATATGGATTGTGTTCTCAACCCAACATTACTCACCCCCGTAAAAGCACCATTACTAAACGTTGGATTTATATCCAATCCCACAAGAACATCACTATTAGCAGATGCCGTTAATGTAGGAGTAAGGTTAGTACCTCTTGCTATTGCAGATGCAGCCGTAACACTATTATTAACTAATAACTGTGATGTAGGTGTAAAAGCAAAAGTTGCAGAACTTGTTAAACTTGTAGTACCATTAAAGTAAGCTACCTGTCCACTTGTACCTGTGCCGGTAACTGGGTTTGTGAGCAAAGACTGCCCGCCAATGTCTGACAACAACTGAGCTCCAGTGCGGAATTTAACCACACCGGAGTCAACTGTTAAAAATTTGTCTGTATCAATAGTAGCATTGGCTACGTTGTTCAACGTAACCACACCTTCTACTACCAAGCCAGCTCTAGCTAAAATATCAGAAAGAAACTTCATTAATAAGATTTATTAGAGTGAACTCACAACAACTCGGTAAGTACCTGCAATAGGAGATCCAGAAAAAGCAAGTGTTGTTACATTTGCAGAAGTGATGGTTACATCACATACTACAAGTTCATTATTGCTTGTATCAGAAACTCTAACCATTACATCTGTCGTACCCAAGTTGTGTGTCACAGTGTAGTTACCTGCTGTAGTTACCACAACGTTTGCTGAATGTTTATATGTAGCAAGGTTGGTCTTTAATTTCAGCGGAGTAACAATCTCTGTATCATCTGTACCAGTGTTAGTATCAGCCTGAGTAGCAATTGCTGCAATACCCGTTCTTGTTTCAGTAGCAGTACGACCAGCAAGTGTTGCAGGAGTCACGGCTTTAACTGAATCAGTACCGGTATTTACTTCTGTTTGTGTAGCAATAAATACAAGACCCAGTACAGTTGTAGTAGCCTGGTCACGGTTAACCTCTAAAGAAGTCCAGTTAGCTGCGTATGTAGTTGTTGAAGCAGTGTTTACCAGTGCAATCAATACATCACCTACGTTAAAAGGTATACCACCCACTGTACCAGCAACTGATACATACCAGTAGTCACCTTTTTTAGTACCAACAACCGGACTTGAACCTACAGGAAAAGAACCAGTAGACGCATCCCAGGCTCCTTCTAAATTTCCAAGAGCACCAATCTGAGCATCTACGTAAGTCTTCACTGCAGTAGATGTAGGAATGTTGGCATTAGAAGCAGTAGCTAATGTTCCATCGGTAATAACACTCACTTCAGCAGCATTTGCTGTAGAGCCAGTGACGTTACCAATAATAGTCATTGAAGCCAGTTGTTGTAACTTAGCAAAGGTTACTGCGTTAGCATTGATCTTTACAGTGGTCACTGCAGAGTCAGCTAGTTTTGCTGTAGTAACACCAAGATCTTTAATGCGCAGGGTGTCTGCGTTGATCTCGATTGTAGCGTTATCTACATTTACATCCAGGGTGATTACGTCACCATTACCAGATGTAGACGCTGTTAAGCCAGCTCCACCCAGTACATCCTGGATGTCACCTGACATGTCAACCCACGCTGCACTATCCCAGAAGTAAACTCTGGCGTCAGCCGTGTTGTAATAAATTTGTCCTGTTACAGGAGAGGTTGGAGCCGTGGCCAAGTTCTGTAACGCTACGTTCAGAATCTGATTTTTGGCGAGGTCCAGGTTAGTTAAAAACTTTTTTGCCATAGGTTGGGGTTGTTTATAAGTTTAGTTTATATAAGCCTTTCCACTGAACGCAGCGGTGAACTTTACGGTTAATGTATTGCTGTTAGTGTAAATCACTTCTCCTATCACCTCTTCTTCTGCACTATCAACTATTGTTACAGATGGATACTTTCCAAGCCCATGATTTACTACCCAGGTAGCAGATGGTGAATTTTGCGTATGGATATATGCGTATGTAAAACTGTCTTGTATAAATGTGTCGTCTCTATAAGTAAGCTTTACTGTTCTTTCTGTTTGAGTAGAGATAACATCTATTTCCATTACAGATCGGTCAAAAGCCTCATACAGCATATCTATTTCTGCATCTGTAAGACCTATTGGTCTAAATTCATTACCATCCCAGACATAGAAAACAGTAATATCCTTATCATATACAATAAGCCCCTGGTCATTTGAGTTAAGTGTAGATGCAAGGGCTGTACGCTCCACAGTAGAAACCGGGTGAAGCTTTGCATTAATCAACTGGTTTTTAATCAGGTTAATGTCATGATAGTATGCTACCGATGTCGGCTGTCCTGGGGGTAATGCCATTATGATAAGTATGCTTTTCCGGCAACCGGTTGATTAAAATATACTTTGAGTCTGTTGTTATCAATCACGTCTATGATACCTACGATATCAGTACCTGTCGCATCTTCACTGGTTACATTTGGAATAAGGTTCATGTTATGTTGAATATCCCACACTGTAGATGGTGTTGATTGTGTAAACACAAACGAACTGTTCTGGTTAACCACGATAGATGGATTCAGGTTGATACGTGTGATACATCCACCAGTATTCACCTCAATAATATTCTGATTAATGTTTTGACTAACATAGTTCAGTCCCATAGAAGGACCAACACGCTGCTGGCTGCTTATAAAACCTACACCTCCTTTAGAATAAAGCACGTCATCGTAGGTGACACCCAGCCAGGTTTTGTACTGAATCGTAGTATCAGATAATGCACCTGCATCTTCAGCTGCTTCCCAGTCTACCAGGTCCTTACGGATGCTGAGCAGATCCAGGTCTACATCTGATTTGCAAGAGTCTATACCATAACGCATCTTCATGTACTGGCGGAATACACCGTCAGCAAAGTTTTTGTAATGCTTCTTTTTATTAGGTAATAATGTTCTCATCAGGATTAGAGGAATAGTATTGGGGGTTAGAGGCTTCGATTGCTTTTTGTACAAGCATTTGCTCGTAAAAAGCCAGACAACTGCTGCACACCCTTGTGCCGTTAGAAGCAGTTCTGTCCTGGCAGCCACAGGTAATTTCTTTACCGCAGTTTGTGCAGGTTCTCATAGGTTGGTTTTTGTTGGTTATTAGCAGTGATTACATTTATTACTGGTTAGTTTGTCCAGTCTTTTTTTGGCGTACACCAAAAGCATCATACCTGATTCAGGATCATGTGCATACTCCACTTTGGCTTTGGCTGCATCAATAAAACTCTTGATAAGTCTCAGCTCAGAAAGCTGTTCTTTTAAATCTGCATCCGGCTCACATGTTCCCAGTTCCAACTCTCCCAGGAGGTTGAAGTAACGGTTAGCTGTTTGGGTAACACGAAGATGCTGGTATTCTACAAAGACACTGCTGGCTGGAGATACGGAATAACGGATAGTATAGATACCATCTGGTAAAGGCTGGGACGCGTCCTGGCAACCAGTGGTTTGAAGTCCCAGCGTACAGGCAGTAAGCACTGTATTAAAGCCAGGAAGCACTTCAATATTTACAGGCAGGTTAAAGCCTGGAGAAGTAATAGAAAGGGTTCCACAATCCACAGGCAACCCTTCAGCATACAAGCTGGTATCAAATAAACGCATTACCCTGATATTATTGGTATCAGGCAGCTCTAAACTTAACTGGTGTTTCTGGGCCATCGGATTAAACTTATGAAGTTTTGGAGGGTAAAATGAGTATACTACTCATAAATAATATAACATTTTTCAGGCACTTTACCAAAATAAAAAAGGGAGGGTCCATATAGACCACTCCCTCTTTTAAGGAACGTTATAGGTAGACTTAGTAAGTCTCCAGAGTTACCGCGTTGTTTGCCGCTGTACAAGCATCTCTTACGAAGTCAGTGATGCTAACAGTGCTAGTACCAGCTGGTACGTGAACTACTAACAAGTACTGATCATTGTCAAATGTGCTTGTTGGGTTGTTGAAACGTGGAACATTGTGCAGGATCAATACTTGATCATACAGACCACTACGGTTTACGGTAGCTAAAGCTGGATCAGCTTCGATCTCACGCATACGCAGGCTGTCTACACGGCTGCTGTCAGGATAAGCATTCTGTAAGTAACGACCATCTAAGATCAACTCACGCAGAACTGTTTCACCAACACCTGAAGCTTGTACAGGAGCCTGTACTTCAGAGAAACTGAAACAAGTTGTAGCACATGGGTCACCAGACTCGTCTACGATAGAAGCATACACAAACAACGGCTCTAAATCATACTTATCGGTAGGAGTAAAAGTACATGTACCGAATGTAGTGTCCACATAAGCTGTGATAATGTCCATGTGAACATTTACAGATCCAAGGCTTGTTGTAGCAGGAGTGTAACCAGCAGTAGTTTGTGCACTAAAAATAGCAGCATTACCGTTAGTTGAACTTACAGCATTCTGAGTAAGAGTAATTCTTGTATTACCAGAACTAGCTGAATCAGCAGCACCAACTAATAAAACTAAGCTGTTTGGAGCTAAAGAAGAATGAACTACTTTTTCACCAGGTTGAAACAATGCTGCATCAGCATTAGCTACAGAGATAACAGCTAAACCAGCAGTAGGATCGATAGCTACAGAAGCTGTAGTTTCTAACCATACTTTAGCTTGGATGAAATCTTTCAATAAAGGAGCTTCATTGATTTGGTCTGCCCATTTCAAAAGGATCACAGCCTGGTCAACAGCACTCTTAGATACATCACAACATCCGCTGTAAGCATCTAAAGTCTTGTAAAGGTTGTGGCTTAAGAAACGTAAAGCTGGAGAACCTTTAACGTCAAGACGAAGACGGAAAGTGCTGTCACAAGTAACACCTGCACAAGCAGAAGCGTCAATCTTAACGATTTGGTTCTTAGAAGCTTTACCGCTTACTTTGATCAAACGGCTGATGTACTTAGGGTTGATTACTTTAGACTTAACAGACTCTTTGTAACCACCGTGTACGGGGCCAATTTTGTCAGCAGCAAAGTAAGAACCTTGAGCCAGGATAAACGGACTGTTTGCACCTGTTGATAAGGCTGCAAAAGTCTTTGCATCGAAGAAACCTACCTGACCAGCTGTTAAAGCGGCAGTAGTTCCTGATGTTCTTAAAGTCGTACTAGCAGGTAGGAACGACTTTCTAAACGCATGTGGAAAATACATAGGTATTAGATTTTGGGGTTAATAAATAAAAAAACAGTTATTTAAGGAACAACAGCTTATACTTAATGCTGTTGATCGTACTTTTTACGTTGTCCAGGTCGTTCACAATCTCTGTGTGCGGCATGATGGCTTGCAGGCTAATTACCATCTCTTTAATTTCACGCAGGTAAGCAAGACCTTCTTCTACGGTGTTCAGGGTTCTTGGTGCTGTTTCTTTTACATCCAGCAACTTTTCAACTGCACCCTGGTATCCTTCTGCCAGTGCATCTGCGTGACCAGGCATGGCATCGTAGGCTTCATTCAGCGCTTTGTGAGCAGCATAAGATCCAGCCCCGGTTATTTTTAAATGTAGCTTATGAAAACTAAAAGCTGAGTTCATCAACTCTGTTACACAAGCTGCTGTCTTTGTATCCAGTGAATCAGCACCTGGTCTTTGTAATTTTACTAGGGCCATTGTTAGCTATTGTTTTGTACTTCTTGAGTAAGTCTTTGATATTGTGTTAGACTTTCAATGTCTCCTGCCAGGATCGAAGCTGCTTCATCTACCAAGATTTCTGCAATGTCATCTTTAAATTCACAGACAACATCTCTGGTATTTACAGTTCCTGTGCTTGGATCCACGCATCCGTTAAAAGCTACATAGGCTGGTTTACGGTAGTATAAAAGATCCAGGGAAGTAATTGTAAACTCATCATTGGTATACACCCTGAGCTTATCTCCTACCAGGGTGCTAAGCGTTTCCGCCCATTCCCAGCTGGGTCCTTTTGTATCAGAAGTAAGCAGTAAACCCATATTGGCTTCTTCTACTTCATAAACAGTCATGCGTCTCTCCGGGCAGCAATCTGATTTAGCATGTACGTCTGTTCTTACGTAGTACATGTAATCTGCAGGCAGCGTCACTTCAGCAAATGTTTTTTTGTTGATCGGTTGCGGGCTAACGCTTTTCAGCAGGATACGTAAGTCATCGATTAGTCCGGTAGACTGCTCGGTGCCTTCTTTACGGATGTTGATTCCGTACATCTGCTTGCGGATCCATTCCAGTTGCGCTTTGTTAAACGCTTCCTGGATCTGCCAACACTCTATGTTATCATAGTCCATAGAAGCCAGCTTGTTGAGCCGTTGCTTAATCTTTATCTGTAGGAGAGCATTTGTCATAGTCTATTACTGGTTCCAGTATTTCTCAACTGATTTTTGCAGATCCATCAGGACCTCTTCGTTCAAAGGATTCTTTAAGAATTCCGCTACGTCTGAAGGCGTTCTGCCCATCATAGTACCTGTCTTCATGTGGTAGATAAATCCGTCTGCTTTTGGAGAAATAAACTTAAAGTAACCCGCATCTTTTACGATCGCACGGATCTTTAAGGTTTCCATATCCAGGTTAGCAGCATCCAGGAAACGTTGTCCTGTTTTACGCTTGTCTTTTTCTACCAGTTCTCCGTTGATGTATTTATCCATATTGTCATAGATAACATCGTTCGGTGTGGTTTTCTTATACTGAGCTGAATTTGGATCCAGCACTTTTGCTACGTATAGTAACTTGTTCTGGTTTTTGTCAAATAACTTCTGAAGTTCTGCAAGAGCTTTGTTACGAAGCTTCTTAACCTCAGTTTGTATAGAAGCAGTTTCTTCCAGCTTGTCTAAGTAGAACTTAGGAGGCACCGGCATTCTTCTTGCTTCTTCCAATGATTTTGCTACAATAGAAAATCCACCGGCTTCAATAGCGTAAAGTCTGATTAGATCATACGGATCTTTCTCCGGCTCCAGGTATACTGGTTCATTACTGCATCTAACCTTGATTCTATCCCAAAACTCATTATTGTCTGGTTTTAAGAGTTTCACTTTGTTCCAGAACTGTTCATCAGTAATATCAATTACGTTTGCAGCAAGTTGTTTTTCAAGTTCTGCAATCACGGCCCTGATTTGTTTGATCTTGGCTTCCTGCTCTTCTAAAGGAAGGTCTTTCACTTCAGGAGCAAATTCATTCAAGCCAGTTACGTATCTTTTGATACCGTTAATCTCAAGACAAGAAATCGGTTCTTCATGAAAGGCACCGTCAAAAAGACTTAAGCCATACTTCTGAAGACCCATGTTGTCTACCATTGGATCAAAGAAAGGTCTGATAGCAATGGTTGAACGTTTGTTCTGTGGATACTTCTCTACGATAGTTACACTACTCATGTTTGGTTTTTTTGGTTTTTATAAATCCGGATCTATTCCGGAAATCGAACCTGTTGAGAGTTGCAAGCTCTCCGGTGATCAGCCAGTCTGCGTACAACAGGTTTAGGGGGAAATACTAGAGAGTTTAGTCCTTAGTATCGGTCCAAGGATATGAATCCAGGGAGAGGCAAATGAGTCAGACTGATGCGGGTGTTTTATCCAGCTGGGCTGGTGGCTACTATCCGGACTGACTACTGTTCAAGTTTGTACCAGAAGTGGGAGGATTTCTAGGCCCTCCCACACTAGTACAGTTATTTAGAATGATCCACCAGTGATCGGGTTTCTCATAACGATCTTCAATACCTTTGTTGGATCTTTAACCCAGATCGCAGGCATTGTTTGTGTCATGAATACTCTGTAACCGTTAAAGTTGCCAGAGCTTTGGAAACCTTGTGTACGACCCATGTAGTCCATGGTACCGTTCTGATAGAACCACTTCAGTTGATTATCCCAGCTTAACTTCAACAAGTAGATGTTGTCGTTAGTGTTTTCTGTGATATCAAAAATGATAAAGTTGTAAGAAGACAGAGGGAAACCATCAATGATTGGGTTTTCAATGTCATTAGTGTGTACGTTGTCAAACGCTGGATTCAGTACAAACTTCACGTTAGCCAAGAACGGAATAACGTATTGAGTGTAAGCAAAACCAAAGTTTAAGTCCATACCTTTACCAGTGATAGCACCAATCTCAGAAGCGTTGATAACAAGTCCGCTGTTGATAGCTTCCTTCTTAATTGCTTCGTTAACCAGTTTCATACCACCCATACCGGTTTGTACAATCAACTGACGCTTAGGATCTGGACCTTGGAACTCAACCTTTCCGTTGAAGAAGTTGAAGATTTCAGATTTGAAAAGCTCTAAGTTGAAAGAACCTTTGTTGTAGATACGCTTGTAAGAATTATCCAACTGCTTCCAAAGACCCACAGAAAGACGGATGTCATCTGGACCATCTTGCTTAACCTTACCACCTTGACCCCACATTAAGTAAGTCTCGATGTCGTTTGCAATCTTAGTCAGGTGAGCTGCTTCCAGGGTAGTTAAGAACGTACGAGAAAGTTGACCTGATTGGTATGCTTTCTTTACATAGTCCTTACCCATCTTAGACGCCATGTCTTCCAGGCTAGTGATAGAAGGATCAGTTGTTTTGTCAAAGTTTCTCCACATTTCGATTACAGGAACTGTACCGTCAGCTTTCATTCCACCTTTTAACATTAAGTCTGCACGAGAGCTAATGCTGTAGTGTACGTGAGCTTCTGCACCACCTACGTAGTTGTAGAATTCACGGAAACCAGCTGATACATTACCTAAATCAGAGAATTTTTCACCGTATTCACCACGGGCAGAACCCTTACGGAATACTTTAGTGCCAACTTTCAGATACTTATTGTCTAAGTACTTCGCGTTGTCGTTATTCACTAACTGAACAGTGTAGATGAAACCGTCACCAGCAGGGATAATATCGTCTGCAGTAACGTACATTTCCACACCATTGTATTTGTCATAAGTGAGGATATCACCATGACCAAAAGAACGCTTGTTAATCTTGATCTTGAAAGACTGACCGTCTATACCTTTTGTAGCGTTTGCAGACTCGATGTCTTCAACGATGTAAGGAAGATCTTGAGCAACAGGCACTTGCCATTTGTACTCACCACGCGCGTTGTCTACAGAGATAACGTTCTTTCCGCCAAAAGAAGACATTTGGTATAAAGGCATTTCTACCTTTTGTGCCATAGCCCACAAATCAACAGGACCAAGATCAGTTGGCTCTGCAGATTTCAGCAGGTTAGAAAGGTGGTAAGAATCTACGTGCGAGCTAGTTTGATAGCTGGTATCCCGTAGAAATATACCATTGTTAAGAACAGGGGTTGCCATAGGGCATTGGATTTAAGGGGTTAATAAAATAAGTAGGTTATCGTTTGAATATGTTAGCCGGGCGTACGAGCTTTCTAGGTCTTTGCTCGTCTTCTTCCTGATAAGCATTGCTCACGTTCTTACGGGATTGTTCCGTTTTTAACTGGCGAACGGTTTGCTCTACTGCTGCATTCTTACCTTGCTTGGTAAGCTGTCCGCGGTAGCCTTCAGGATCTGATAACAACCACAGGGCTTCTGCAATCAGTGGGTAGTTTGGTTCTACAAACTGATACTTTTCTAAAAGGTGACCCAAGAGGTTGGTAGGGCGACCACTAATAGAAGGGTATTGTGGTTGGGTGAGACCAGAGTAGAGTTGAGCCTGGGTTTTCTTATCCAGCTTTAGTCCGTTGATCTCTGCAGGACGAAGGGCTTCAAATACATTGTGCGTGTAAGCCTGCGCTGCTTCGTGCTGTTGTTGTTGACGAGCTTCCTGGTCTGCCAGCTGAGCCTGCACGATTTCTTCCTGCATCTGGTCCAGCTTTGGTTTAAACTGCTTGGCTTTCTTTTCTAGGACACCAAGGTCTTTCCAGGTGGTAAGCTCTTCTTCGATCTCTTCAGCTGATCCAAACTGCGTGGCTTGCAAGTAGTTACGGATAATTACCTCCTGGTCGTTATCCTTGGTGGGATCCAGTTCTCTTACTTCTTCTACCTGTGCCAGGGCACGGAATAGACTTTTCATATCCTGTCCACCATCCAGCACATACTTGGCTGCGTATTGGAGTTCATCGGGAAGAGATTCAAAAAACTCTTTCGGGGTTTTAGCGGCCACCTCACTTTTAAGGTTGTCCACGTTTGCCTGCCAGAGCTCTTCTATATCTTTTTCTGCCAGACCACCTAAGTAGTCTTCCAGTGATTGTTTACTTTCATCGTAGTCATCAAAGGCAAACATTTCGTTTGACTCTATGCGTTTCTTTAGAAACTCTACAAGACCAGATTTCTCTGTTTTAGGGCGTCCGCCTTTGGATTTTTGGTCTACATCCTGGTCATCATCTAGGCCGTTTACCAGGTCATCTACTGTTTCACGCGAAACTGGTGCTTTAGTGTCTTTATTAGCAGCAGGGTCGGTGTCGCTAGTCTTCTTATCGTCTTGATCATCATCTGTATCAGCTTGATTATCATTATCATCTAAAAAAGACAGGTCTGGACCCTTTGCAGAAAAGATGCTTGGTTTACTACTTTGAGCTGTCGGTGTTGTACCTGCAGGAGTAACGATGCTGTCTGCACCAGGTGCTCCTAACCAGCTGTCTAAATCAAGATCTACTTGTTGTACATTAGTCTGTACACTTGTTTGGTTTTCCATAAGTAAAGGATTGGTTTTTGTTGTGTATCTCTACATTAAAAATATACAACTTTAAACCTTAAGAATTTACTTCTTGTAGAACTTAGAAAGCTGATGTACGTATAATAGCGCTATAACTAAAAAGCCTTACTTGGATTTCTTGTCCTTTTTAGCTACGTCATACTTGTTTTTATTCTCGCGCGCCACTTCCAGTTGTTTATCTGCTATCTCTCTTTGTGTTTGCAGGCGTTGTCTTTCAAGCTCAATCTTCTGGGTATTCATGCTTGATTTATTGATCTCCTGCTCACGCTTAAAACTCATTTGCTCACGGTACTGGTCACTCTGGCGGATCTCTTTCATCGAGTCATTGAAGTCACTCACCTTGTTTTCATTGAGGTCCATCATAGCACCATAACCTGCTGCACGGATTTCGGCCACAAGAACATCGTTCTGACGATCTTTCTCTGCTTCATCACTCTTGAACTGCAGATCCATTTGCTTTTGTCTTTCCTGACTAGCCAGAAGTTCCTGCTGCATTTGCTGCTGCTGTTGCATTTCAGCCTGCTTTTGAGCAATATTCTTTTGTTCTGCATCTTTGAGTACACCAGTAAGCTCAGCCACTGATTCACTCTTAATCACATTACCCAGGTCATAGATTGATGCACCGGTAGTGTTGTTATTCATAGCCAGGCTACGGAGTTGCTCCATCACCTGACGCTGATTGGTCTTAGTAGTACAGAATATATTGAAGTCACGCATTAGCAGATCCGTACCATTGATCTGGAAGTTTACCTTCTCGTCATTGGTAGTAATATACTGCAGGCGTAAGCTTGGCTTTTGAGAATGGTAGAACTGTGCCAGGTCAGTACGCATTTGATGTACGCGTGGCATCAGGTAGTCAGAGTGCTGGGTAAAGTATTGCTCAGTCTGTGCATATGATGCATTCATAGCCTGCTCAATACCGGTGGCAGTTTGCTGTTGAGCTATCTGCTGACCCATACGTTGAGGGTTCAGACCGATCACTTCAAAAGCCTGGTTCTTAAAATAAGTAGCCAGTTGTATACGGCTTAACAAACGGTTGGTCTGCTCGAGGTTTAGCACCTGGTAGTGCTGGAAGCTCATCGCGTTCTCTGTATTGGTAATGGTAGTATCCAGCGGTAGCATCTGGAAGTTCTTCATAGCCACATAGGCGTTGGCCAGATTATTTTTACCCCAGTCTTCTCCCATAGAGTGACGTGGCAAAGCGTTCTGGTCCAAAAGAATCACTGTACCAAGCTCGTCTACGAGGATGTCAGCAATCTGATTGTTTACAATGTTATAGCCTATCTGGTAAGGCTTCATCAAATCTACCAGTGAAATACTGCGGGTGTTTCTATCACCAAATACAGCACCTTCCACCGGCAATTTGCAGCCGTATAGTGTTGAGTCTCCTTTAAACTGAAACGGAATACGTCCTGGCTTACCGCCATTCAGTCCAAGATAGATCGGGTTAATACCTCCCGGGTTGTTCATTCCCCAGAATGCAGGACGGTTAGGTCCAATCTTGATACCACCCCAGGTCTCGTTGATCCAGATCCAGTCAATGTGTTCTCCAAATATTAAGTTGTCTTTGCTCTTTTGCTTATACAGCGTAGTGTTGTACAAAGGCTTTTCAGTCACCTTGTAGTTTTCAGAGATAATGTCCTGAGAAATCTCTCCGTTCTCATTGATGCGGGTAAGATGACCCACCTTACGCTGGCTTTTCCAGTATGCCTGAGTAACACGTAAGAGATGTGTCTTGCCAAAATCAATCGTGTCTTCAGAATCTGAAAGTATCCACTCCACAATATCCCCGGTTCCAAACTTGGTATCATAAAGAGAAGTAAACTGTCTATAAGCCAGGGAAGGCATTTGCGTATTCCATTCGTGTGATCGGGTCGGATCATAATAAGTTCCATCATTTTGGTATCCCTGTACTGCGTAACCGGCAGAACGTACAGGGTAAATCGCTTCCAGGGCTTCTAGTTGCTCCTGGTTCATCATCCAGCCAAACTTGTCAATCACATCCGATACACTCATCATGTCCATCTTACCCACCCAGTTACCCTGGGAGATGTAACGGACATCGGGACTCTTGTGATAGAAAGTAAGCAGCGGGTTCCACAGCTCAATATCGTAATCATCTTCCCTCATCTGGAAATGCCAGAACTCACGATCGGCAATCAGCATGTCTCTGAAGCCACGCTCTTCCAGTTCAGCCATACCAAATCGTTCGGTATCCACTTTCATCTGGTGAGTGGCCCATTCTTCTACCATAGAACGGTAGTCTTTACGGAAGAATTCTTCTATTTCAGGAAGGCTCTTTAAGTTTTCAGGAGCCATCATCTCGGCTGCTTCCTCGCTCTCAGGGTCCATACCCATGTTGATCATGTTTACCAGCATCTTTTGCTGAGCTTGCTGAAGCAGGGTTTCCTCGATCAGGGAACGCTTTTCTTCAAGCATTTCCTGGTACGAGTTATCGTCTACGGCACGGTAGGTGATCTTGGAGGTACGTTTGCTAAATTCGTTAGCAAGTACGTTAACGACATTGGGTATAATAGGGTAAAACTTCAGTTCCAGTGCTGATTGATCCTCTTTGGTCAGGGTATCAATCAGGTCGGCCATCTCGTTATTCTCTTCTACGATATAGTCACTCTTGTCAATAATGCCTTTGGCCAGCTTGTAGTTCTTCATCAGCCTGCGGGCATTGCGTCTCAGCTGCTTCATGCCCTGGAATTCTAACCAATCCAGGTTCCAGGCTCTCCATTCTTCGTCCTTTTCCTTTTCTGAAAGGAACTGAATAGGCTGAACCAGCGTACCCATCTTGTTGTAGTCAGCTTTCTTCCCCTTCTTGAGGTCGAGTGCATTTAATATTTCCATGCATTAATTATTTAGGTCAGCATCTGGGCTGTTGATAGAGAGTTTAGTATTGGAGCTAGAGGTAGTTGTTCCAATGCCTACGTTTCCGTTGGTGTTAACCAGGAGTGTACCTGTAGAAGTGTAAGGCATAGGGTTCCATTGTATAGTCCCAATTCCGTTTGGATTATAAGGAGCCACCGTGATTTCTGCAGGTTCCTTCTCCTCCTCCTTTAAAAGAAGCAGGGCCTCTTCCAAAGTGAGTTGATTATCTTTTACAAGACGGCTTAGGATTGTTACCTTCTGCTGGTGCAGGGTGAGTTCTTGGGTTTCCATAGGAGTTAGCTGAGGTTTTTAAAAGGGTTCCGGGGTTTATGACCTATAGAACTGCCTTTAGAGGACCCCATATGTCTAAAAGGTCCCCAATTTAATTTACTGATTTTTTGTGAGTTCTCCAACTTTTGATGGGCATGTTCTACACGTTTACTGTAGCCTCTGTTAGATTGCTGCACTTTGGCAAAGGCAATCAGGGCACAAAAGGCTACCAGCCTATCCACGTTCACCCCGTCCTGATAGGCCTGCATTTCTTTTAGCAGCATAGGATCTGGTATACGTTCTACACCATACGTGGTATGTACAATGTCTCCGTTGGCCTTGGTTTCGGTGTCTAGTTCTTCTTTGGTAAACTCGATCCCGTAGCTCAGAATGTTACCCTTGAACAGGGTGCCCACGTTCTTCCAGCCGTATTCCTGGAACACATTGCGGTTGGCCCCAATGTCCTTTAGGAACAGGATCATGTCCTTGGGTACCAAATACTTCTGCCTTTTACGGCTGATCATGTATTGTATAAACAGGGCTACGTTGTTCTCGACAATGGTCCAGGCGTTATACCACTCGATCATCATCTCCAGGCGTTCATGGGTTTTATTGATATCATCAAAACGTCCGCACCAACTAGCCACGATCCGGTCACGTTCAATACTATTCTCCACTTTTCCGTCCCCGTAGTCTTTGATCACTTCTACAGGGTTCTTGTAGATGTAAATGGCGCAAAGAGAGTCCGAAGTAGTGGTCTTACCTTCCCCTACCGGATCCACTGAGGCATAGTACATCCCAAACGTTGGGTTTTTTACCGGTCGTTCGTAGACACAGATCACTCCGGTCTTGTCTTCTGTCTTTTTGGATATAGGAAACTCCAGGATGGGGATCTTCCTGGACGGCTTGTCTACGATGCGTCCTTCCGCGTCACGCGAAAGGTCCAGGTATTCCACCGGATACTCTTTATCTGCTATGCGCTGCAGTTGTTTAGAGACCAGGTGTGGCGGAAATACACTCACCTTTCTGGTAGCAAAAGCTTCTTCAATGTTTCTGGGATGCTGGGACACTTCTAACTGGTACGCATCCGGAGCAAGGTCACGCTTGGCTTTTTCAAACTGTGCGTCCAGGGCAACCAGGGCATCCTCTACCAGAGAATTCCCGTACTGATCAATATAAGGAGGCATACTCCACTGCTCGGGTATAAACAACCCGGTAATAGATAGTGTGCCGTCTTTGTCTAATAAGTTACTCTGTACACCATAAAACCCGTTTTCTTCCGGGTGCATGATGTATTCTTTCATGGGTTCACACTGGTCCAGGTCACCGACTGATCCTGCTGCAATAAACTGACCGGTGATGATGTGACCAGACTTTAGTGCAGGCTTAATGAATCCATAGGTGTCATTCATCTTTGGAGCAATACCTGCTTCCTCGTGGAAGAAATAAGTTACGGGACCACCCACACCATTGGTTGGATCTTTTTCAAAAGAGTATCCACTAATACTGCTCTTGAGTCCTTTGAACGTGTCACGTCCGTTGATCCTCACCTTAATCTGCTGGTTCCAGGCAAACACCTTTTCAGGTTCTGCCGGTCTGTACCAGGCAGTGTGCTCGTTCAGGAAGTTCTTATACTCGTTTAGAAACTTCCAGGATCCTTTCTCGTTGATATAGTCTTTAAGTGATGACCCAATCTTACATATAGAGCCTGATTCAAACCAATAGGTGTTGATGATCTTGGCCATGTGAAAGTAAGAAGAGGCTATCTGACGTTTCTTAAGTATCACTGCATGTTTATAGTGCAGCTCAGCCAGGTGTTCATACAGCGCCATGTGATACTGGGCGTCTCTCACCTTGGCAAAATCAAAACGTTTTTCTTCTTTGTCATAGATGGGAAGAAAGTTCAGCCACATGTAGTAGTCACGCGTGACATACCATGCATTAGTCCCGTTTTTAACGATAATGCCGTTTCTGCACTTCATCTTCTGATCATCCCAATAGACAATAAAGTCTTTACTTCTGGTAGGAGCAGCACAGTAAAATCCCTGCTGCTGAAACTTTCTGCCTTCAGCATTAAATATCTTGCTACTCTCGTCAAATAAATATTCACCAGGCTGCTTAAATAAAAAAAGCAGATAATCCCGGAACTCTTCCCGGGTATAAAAAGTGGTGACGATCCATTGACCGTTGTCCCAGGTGGGCACTTCTTTATATGGAGTCATTACTTAACACCCACTTTGGTAAGGCTATGGATCATCTCTACATCACCCTTGCTTTTGTGTAAAAGATCAATCAGGGTGTTTAGGTGTGTAGAACGCAGAATGTCTGCGTGTGCGTAATCATTCCAGTAGTCCTGGTAATGATCTTTGGGAATGGCAGCCCACATCTCCGTATACGGATTAAAGTGGAATACCCAGTCATTTAAGTAGTCGTTGTTTTTCATAGGGATTTATTTTTACTCATCTTCCTGCGGTTGCGTTTCTTAACAGGCGTATTAAGGATGAACACACCGTTACTGGTAATCCGCACAGCCTCCGTAGACATGATGTACAAAGACAGGAATTGCTCTACCGATTGAGAGAGTACGGGTGGATGTTCTTTCATAGGTGTTGATTTGTGCCCTATGAGAGATTCGAACTCTCACGTCATTACTGACACTGCCTCCTGAAGACAGCGTGTCTACCATTTCACCAACAGGGCTTTATGTGCTGTATGTCAGCGTGAGTTGAGAAGCAACCCAGTCCATAACATACTGGTTGGAATCTCTGTCATCATAGGGTGTTCCTGTGAGGGTGAGGTTTCCGGCAGTAATTATATCTGTTGTTGATCTAAGTTCGTAGTAATAAATAGCCTGGGTTTCCAGGTCATCTTGAATACAACAAAACCGAATAGCAACAGCACTTACTGTTTGTTCATTGTGCCAGATCGCCACTGGCGTAATGTTTTTGGTCATTTCCGTAAAGTTTTTAGCGTGCAACATCACACGCTGTAGTTCTACAAATGTAGAGCTTTTATAAATAAGTTCTACAACTTCTATTGATCGTAGGCCAGATTTTGTCCACCCCTCACCGTTGATTGCTGCTCTTCGATCAGGTCACGGTAGACACCTTTGAAAGATTGTCTCACCATATCAAAGCGTTCTGCAATTCTTAAGAGCGCTGTAGCCGATCCGTCTCTTCCGGAGGTAGGTTTCTCAGTAGCCATAAAGGTGGCCATGTTATCCAGGGCAATCTTAATCCCCTGGTAGGCTCTGTACGTAGGGGTCTGGTACATTTTCTCACAGAGCTTGATCGCATTGATAATGGTTTCATCATCAGTAGAGAAATCTGCTTCCACTTCCTGCAGGATTAGTTCTTCCTTGTCTTGCTCCGGTACATCAAAGAATGGATTGAGGTCCGGGTTAGGGCAGGTCATGTAAAAAATGTACGCGTACACGCGGGAGTAATCCTGCGGATAGTCTTCAATAATCTTCTTCAGTGACGCTAATGTATAGCAATGTTCACTGGGTATCACTTTTCCGTTCTGTATGTCAAATAATCTTACCATGTTCTTCCAAATGTTATGTTCTTTTTAGCTTTAATGTCTTTGTGAGCAAACTGCCAGAACTCTCCGGTGGCGTTTATGATCACTGTATAAATCGTATCGGTCTCATGACCATAGTCGGTCACCAGCCATATCACCCCATCACCTTTTGGTGTGGTTACTTCAACCCGGTTGCGCGGTTCATGTATCATAGTCTTCATAGTTTACTTTGGCCTGGTCATCGCGCAGGCAAAGTTTTTTGTATAGGTCTTTATCTTCACTCCACACAGATCCGGTCCACCACTGAAATCCGTAGAAGTCAGATTTGTATAAACAACACTTCTCGTATCCACCCAGGATGTACACATGCTTACAGCCCATCATTTTTGCAGCTTCACACTCATACATCTGTGCTACCTTTCCAAGTGATAGTGATGGCTCTGCGTAGTCCCATACAAACTGTGTAGCTACCATGGCATCTTCATATATATCCACTGTAGAATAGCCAATCAGCTTATCGTTGTAGTAATAATTTATTACGCTACCGGTAAATAACTGTTCCCATGTAATCGTCCGTTGAAATCCATGGTGAGCGCAATACTTCTCATAGAGCTCTCTGTACTCAGGACTATCTTCAAACTTTTCGTACACACCATTAACAAGCTTTGCTTTCTTGCGTGTAGTTTCATGAGGCTTGTATGCACTCAAGTCTATTCTTACTGATCTCAGGTTATACCACGCGTCTTCCCAGGGTATCCAACCACAGGCTAATGCTTCACTTGCACTCTCCCCTTCTTCTAGCACACCATGCGGCTGCGAGTAGATAAAATCCTGGTCACTCACTTTTCCAAAACCGTTGATGTGATCAAACAAGACTCTCATTAATGCTTGGCTTTTATTTTATCACGGTTATCTTCCAGCCAGTGCAGCAGTGCAACAATCTCCTGTTTTAAATAAGGCAGGTCATATTGCACAATATCTTTTACAATGGGATTACCTGTAGTGTCCAGGGCAGTGATAGGATTACCAAACTTATCTTCTCCCACGGTCTCAAATAAGATGTGGTGGATAGTAAGTACACCAGGCTTTAGTCTTGGGTTGTGTTTTAAAATCATAAACATGTACAGGCTCAGCTGCAATGCATAATGATTCAGGTTACAATCATCCAGGTGCGCCACCGGTGGTAACATTCTAGTAGTGATGCCTTCCCAGTTAGTAAATCCTTCTGTCTTAATTTCTTTATTGGTCTTGTAGTCGGTGATGTGCACCTGACCGTTAATCACTTCTACCAGGTCGGACTGACCACAGATGCCTGCACTCTTTAAATAAACCAGGTGTTCCGGATAGACACCATCAAAAAGTTTTTGCTCGGGAGAATACTTGACACCTTCTATCTCGATTGGTTTTACAATCGGTACAGTGACACCAGTGCGTTCAATAGTTTCCAGTTCACAAAGGTCACGCTCTCTGCAGTTGTGATACCAGGTGCCCAGTGTTGTAGCACGAAGGGCTTCTGCTTTCCAGGCTGCTTTGATATCATCAGGAGTCATACCATACCACTTAGAGTTTTTCTTGCGGCTGCTTTTTGCGGCTATGGCATCTGCGTCAAAGGGTTGTTTAAAGTTTCCGATAAAAGAAGTGGCACTGATCCAATCACGTTCATCTTCTTTTTTTATGCTGGTGTATTTGTGATCCTGCGGGGTAAATCTTAGTATCATAGGTAAAGCCAATTTGGTTTCTATAGGATTTGGAATACAGATCAATAGTGTTCATGATCTCTTCCGGGGTATGGTAGGTGGCGTAAAACCTGGCTGAATATTTATCAAATACAATGGACCGGTTCTTAGCTATCGTGTTTTTGGTAGTGACATACTGCTCCACACTTGTTATGGCTTCTTTCTTAAACCATTTCTTTACACGGATCTGTTTATGCAGCACTTCTTTTTTTACAGGAAAGAGGTCTCCTTCCGGCATTTGCTCATAGACCACCTTGTTCTTATATACAGAGTGAACTACTTCTAGGCGCACACATTCTCCGGTGGTCTCGATGGGCATGTCAGAGTGCAAGTTTTTCGTTCAGCTGGTCTTCTTCATGTTCATTCAGTTCTGCGTCCCAGTATCCCTTTGGACATGCACTGGACAAGGACCTGGTTTTAAACCCAAGAGAACATCCGCATCCACCCATCTTCTCGTTACAACAAGGCTGCGTGCCGGGCACCATACATCCGTCACCTTGCACATCGTAAAGTGCACAATTCATACAAACCTGCATTCTCTGTTGTGCAATTTCTTCTACATCCTCACGCTTAAACACACTGTTGGTGATGCCCTCAATGATCTGTCCCTTGTTCTTCCATATTCGGATTATGTTCTCTTGTATTGACATGTGTTGTCTTTTTATGTAGTTTGATAAACTCTGCCCGTTGTTTTTCTTCTGCCATGATGGCTTTCAGGTTATTCAGATCATAAAGGGTTTCTACGGTTTTAAACCTGGCCGTCATTTGCTGCATACCTTTCAGCCGGTTGTTTTCTTCAAAACGCTCCAGCTTGTCAATCTTATCATCCAGTTTCCAGTGCTTAATCACAAAGTCTCCCAGGTTGGTGAGGTGTACTCTTGAATGCTTCAGTCCCGACAGAGACTTTCTCACTTCTTCCCAGTAAAAATTGATGATAGCCGTCACTGCATCTTCACTCATCTCAAGTTCAGCGGCCACTTCCGGTATAAACTGTTTAGCCTTACTTGGTTTCAACGCTTAGAAATTTGTAGTCTAACAGAATGCTACCCTTGCTGTGCACCTTCATCTCTGGATGGAGGTATATTTTCTTTTTGTTCTTGCCTTCTTTTTTGATGAGGCTTTTCTTTTCCACCTTGGTGAGGCAGTTCCTTACGGACTGCTCGGAAGAAAAGATGTTCATCACATGGGCCTTATTACAGAAAGAAGTGAGTTCCACTTCTCCCATAATAGCCAGCAGTGTCAGACAGTTCAGGTCTGAGTCACTCACCGGTATGTCGTATAAGTAGCAATGCGTAAGGATCTGGTACTTGACAATCTGCCAATTACTCAGTTTTACACGTTTGTCTACCTGGTTTACTATTGCCATTACAATTTGATTTTGAAGCTCACGTAGTCCTCCCCTGTGCTGTTCCAGTCTTTGTATAACAAAATCTCTTCTGCTCCAAATGTTTTAAAAATCTTCCAGCTTGCTCCAAGCCTTGCTTCTCCTGTGATATATTCGTACTCTAGGTCAATGGCCCAGTCAAGGGTTAGTTTGACTAGCGCATGGCCCAGGCCTTTTCCACGGTGTGATGGTAATACAGTGAATGAGTCAATGTGTGCTACGTTCTTGGATGTGTAGGTGACAATCATCTCAGCAACGAGCTCTGTCTTATCCTTCAGCCATATACCCTGGACATTATCTGTCTGGGTGAGTGTGTAGAGTTTATACTTGTCATCCCAGCGCAGTTGCTTTGGATGCTCTTTTTCAAACTTGAAAGTTTCTTTGTAATCCCGGAGCTTATACAGGGTGGTCATCTCGCTATTTGGTTTTTAAGCCACGTTTTTTGTTAGAGGGTTTAGGTTCTTCTGTAGGAATAAGCACTTCGTCTCCCACCTTAATACCTTGTTCAGCAAGCTCTGGATTTGCATCCATGTCTTCCTGGGTAATGGTGTGCGGCTGACCGCCTTCATACGGAGTTTCTGTTTTCTCCTGTGTCATCTGAGCAATAAAAGCGAGGGCTTTCAGTTCTTCTGCACGGGCAACAGCAAGCTTAGTGTTCAGCTCCTGTAATTCGTATTGTACTTTCTTGACATCGATCTGGTCGTTAAAAAACTCCAGGATCTTTTCTTTTGAGGGAGCAGTTTGCTCTTGGTTAATTTCTTCTGACATGTTCGTTGGTTTTTATAGGGGTTTTATAATTCAGCTGGCAGTGGATTGTAACCTGCCATCTCTTCAAAATAGTTTCTGAACTTTGGTTCAAAGTCTTCAAACAGGGTGTCGATGATGTATGTATCTCCGTCTGTTGTAAACACCGTAGTGCAGTTGCATACCAACAACTCTTCGTCATCACTGGCTAGTTTGCAGGACACGATGTTATCTAACAAAAAGGCAAAGGGCATCCATTTGCCGGGGTCATCTTGCATACCCATCAGCTCCAGTTTGGAGGGATCAATGGTGTGACAGTGGATTTTGCACGTGTGCACAGGACTTATACTCATAGGGTAGCTGGTTTTTTCTTAGAAACATGGTACTCGGAGAAGTTCATGTACTTGGATTTGTTGGCTGCTTTCAGGATTTGCATAGCAAGGGCACGCTCCGCTAAGCCATCTCTGACATCGACAACGGGAACATAAACTCTTTGACCGTACTTGTTCTTGGTTTCTCTAAAATGCGATAACGCTTGTTCTTGTTCTTGGTTTTCCATAGGTGGGGTGTATAGTATAATATACTTAAAAGGTTTAAACTCTACAAATTTATATTGTAGACCTTTATAAGAATAGGATCACTTATACACGCCTTGTGAATTAACGGGGGACAAATATCTTACATCATGTAGAGATAGGCAAAAAAACTAGTAGGATTATTCTGGAGAGGTTGGTAAGTTACTAATTAGTATCTTTCTTTCCTTGTGTAGAAATAGAAGTTTGTTCAATGAACACTTTGTGTTTTTTCGCCCAGGGAACCAGCTCTGCGTATATCTCTTCTGGCACTTCCAGGCGTTTAGAATGTTTAAGGACAAATTCAGCAATGCGTATAGTGCATACAATGTTTGCTTCTAAAAAGCCAACAGCATCTTCATGTATTTCGTATGTAACCTTTACGGGGATTGTGTTATACTGTGTGCGCGTAATCAGGTAGTTATCTTCCATTTCCTTAAGCACTTCGGAAAGCACTTTAACAGATATACCTGGAATCTCTTTTTTAAGTTCGGAAAATCTGCAGGGTCCGTCTTTTAGATGCCATATAATAACAGCTCTCCATTTCTTGCCGAGGATTTCGGCACCTGTGTTGAGTACAAATGATATAAGCATAAACTTTCATGGTGGTGTATGACAAGGTTGTGGTCTAACACCGAAATAACTAGATAGTTTGCTGCTTACAAGCTCTACAACACTATATATATTTTGCCGGTAACTAAGTAACCATTTGGTAACTAATGCCTACAAGGTAAGCTTTTTATTTCCCCCGCTGGTTATTTGCTGCGGGGTAGATGTTTTCCATCATAACGGCCCTTTTAAGCTCGTCTATGTGTATAAAAGCAGCCTGTCCTGGCTTAATATAATAGGCGTAGGCCATCTGATCCGGGAGATCCCCCACTTTGTACATCTCTATAAGAGCCTGGAGGTCGGTGTAAATGATTTGTTCCATAGGAGTGTAAATATAAATCCTTGTTCTACATACCTCTATAAAGAAGCCCCCTTTGTGAATAACCCGTGAATCTACCCCACTTTCCATGGGATCAAATTTGATACGTATAACATAGTAATATATAGAGAGAATAATATAGATATGATATAGGGGTCAAATTTGCACCCTAGGAAAATAGACCCCCCCAGATAACACCCCCTTATCTGACCACCCCCCATGCTTATCTGACCAGCTAGCCCCCGGCATGCTCTTCTGGCGTTTTCCGTGTTAGAGGCTGAGAGAACCTTATAACAAAAACTCCCCCGGCAAAACACCGCAAGGGGGCTACCCCCTGTGTTGTGGGGAGGCGTGAAGAAAACCCTTGATGCAACCTAAAACATTTACACTATGGTAAACATTACAATCCCTTATGGGTACAGCACATTCCTGGTAGGCAATGTAGCTGTGTACACTGGCAAGCTACGTATCAAACAAGACCTAACAGATGTATGGGAATACATCAACGGTCTACCGAACAACAGTAGTATAACAGCGTATGAAGGCAAGAACCGATGTACCATTATTAGATGGAGTACTACGGATGCCATGCAGGCTGCTGACTATGGCAGAGCTATGCGTAGTTACATGGCTGGCATTATGCACAAGCGTATTGCATGGAAGTATGGTGAGCTTGTAGAAGCAGAACCCGACTTCGGTTGGTAGAACACGACAGACAGGTTGCATGATTGCAGCCTGTTTGTTTTTTCCGTAGGAGGTAACCCTTGATGCATAGTAAAATATATACTATGAACAAGAAGACTATCGCTTACGCAGTTACACTGCTTGCACCATTCCTTGCTGTATGGATTGGTTACATCATGACTGGCTTTTCATTCAGCACACATGATGTGTTTACATCAAACATGTTTTGGTTTCTCAGCGTGATCTACTGGGTGTTATTCATGTGGATACCATGCGGCATTATTCAACAAGAACTATAAGGGGCTAACACCCCTTTTTTCTTGGGTTATAAACCCTTGATGACATATAAAACATAAAGTCATGAGTACACAAACATTCACACCATTTGGTTACAGATATGAGAACGATACCTGTAACGTTAAGCTACGCTTGTCAGCTAAGAAGTTTGAAGAAGCTGGCATACAAGAGCTAGGTAACTACCGAACTACCAACAACGGTTATGTCATCTTTGAAGCAAGCTTCTCTGTACACGGAGATAGGTTCAAAGAGTTCAACCGTAGAATGAGACAGCCTGCCAAATAAGTGGCAGGTTGTTTCTTTTAACGTGTAAGAAACCCTTGATGCAGCTTAAAACTTATACTATGAATGATGATGAACTATTACACCTGATCCTCACTACAGACATTACACCCGAAGAAATCCAGTATGACTTTGAACAGTCTCTTGGCTGGTAGCACCCTTCGGGGTGTTTTTTTAAACCCTTGATGAAGCTTAAATATAAACACTATGACTAGACTTACTTACAAGACATCTATGGATGACAACACATTCGAGCACGAGACACACACGATGGAGCTTGACAGCTACGAACACGCGCTGGACATTGCCTACGACCTGGAACACGGGGACTTCGGTGGCATCATCTGCTTTGACATCAAAATACAGGAGGCTTAGGCCTCTTGTTTTTCTTAAACTAATACATAATAAACCCTTGATAAACAGTAAAATACACAAAATGAAACAGACATTAATTATGCTACTTGTAGTAGCCGCATTCGCAAGCTGTAAGACCAGCTCAACACCAAAAGCAATGAAGTACACCATCGTTGCTGAACCAAAACAGAATGAGAGTGATAGACCTATGTTCACTGTAACAACAGAGAGAGGTGATCACCTCACACATATGTATGCAGAAGAGATAGCCCAAAGCTTGATCGATGGCAAATGGATAAGCGATGAAGACCTTGCCCTATCACACATAAGTGAGTACCAGATTACCCTGGAACAAGACAGCATCGTGGTAATGGACCAGCACAGGCACGTAACTACGCTGCCGTGGAATAAGATTGGCAAGCTGCAAAGAGTCTTCCTGGAAGACAACCAATGAACACATTAAGAGAAGGACTTCGGTCCTCTCTTTTTTTTCTTGCATTATCTGGTATAAACCCTTGATTAATAATAAAATATACACATGGAAAAAATCATCCTAAAAGCCCTCTCTTTGGCCGGCTTTCAAAATGCCGAAGAAATCACACGCGTTATCAGCAACACACCTAACCCAATGGTAGCTGCTGAAATCATCTTGGGTGTATACACACCCTATGTACTGGACACTGAAACCAGGTTCAAAAGATACAAGTATAACACAAGCAAAGAGTTTGTGGAGATACTTGATATAGATGAACTGGCTAACGTAGTCAAGTATAATATCTATAACCAGAAGACCAAGTGGGTGCACTATGTAACCCGCGAGGACAAACAAGCTGGTATATACCACGAGGTTAAACAGTCTGGTATAGATTACTATGACTCTGGTCATGTACCTATGACCGGCTACACTGTAAACGAACGGACCGATAATGCAGATTCGTTCAATAGCAACTACAATACGCAGATCAGTGTTGATGATGCAGACAATACTGTTGCTCAATGGAACAGTTATGGAATTACAGTAGAAGAAGTGATTATGTAATGTACAACACGAGCTACCCTGGAATCAATCTGGGGTAGCTTTTATTATGTAGCATAACCCTTGATGAATACTAAAATACACACACATATGAAAAAGTTATTATCACTAGTAGTACTAGTAATGTTCAGTTTAACCACCCTAATTGCCCAGGATAAGCCCGATGAAAGGCTCCAATGCAAAGGAAAGAGAAAAGCAGGCGATGCCTGTAAGTCAACAATCGTATCCAAGAAGACTGGATACTGTAATGCCCATGATCCTAACAGACCTCATTGCACAGGGAAAAACTCTAAACAAGAGCCTTGTGGGATGATCGTGTCCAAGGGTAAAACCACTTGCAGATTTCATAGTGTACAATAGCAAACATGATACATAGAGGGACCTATAAGATTATATAGGCCTTCTATGTCTTGTTTACCTTCTATGTCTTCATTAAGAAGTATAAGCACTCGCTCTGCTCGTGTAAGCGCTCTATTCTTTTTACTATCTCCTCTCATTAACCCTTGATTGAGACTAGTATAGTATAACATCAGAGGTGATTTCCTAACTCGTATGTTATTCCACCGCTCTATATCAGAGCTATTGCAGCCTTCGGCTGTTGCTGCTTCGCAGTTATTATATGCTTTATTAACCCTTGATTAAGAGTAGTATATCATTTAAGCCTTTTATTCATTCACACTTAAAACCATTTAAGATGGCACTTATCGCAAAATTCCAAAGAAAGTACCGTAAAGCAATCACCGGTACAACAGTATTCGTTTACAACGTATCAGGTTCCGAGAAAGAACTTGCAGACTTTGAAGCCGCAGAAGGCGACAATTACCGCCTTGACGACAAGACCGGTAAACCCATTTGGTTCACCACACGTTTCATCGATGATAACATCAGCCTTGTTATCACCGAGAACAACAAGGTTGTTGCCGATGATAGCGAGCTATCAAAGATGGCAAGCCTTGTGAGCCAGTTCGGCCCAGAAGTAGCCAAGCTTGTGCTTATGCAAAAGCAAATGAAGTCTGCTTCGGCTGAATAAGCCCAGACATTCCAGACCTCTGCCCACATTGGGTAGGGGTCTTTTTTTCTTCTTGGCTCCCGGGCTCACATATGCTTTAACCGCTCGTCTCCCGGCTCACACACTCTCCTAACCGCTCACATCTTAATTAACCACTCATGTCAACTCGTACTAAAACCCTCACGTTACCCTCGTTCCAGTTCTTTCGCGACTGGTATACACGCATGAAATTACGTTTCTCTACACTCACACTACGTCTGATGAAGATACACACCGGCAATAGCTCTGTTCGTGTCATCATCTCCTACTAAAACGCACACTTAAAGTTCATGTATGTGTGCGTAAGTGATTGATAGTCAACCCCACCACACTATACTCATTAGGCCCAAACCTGCTCATACAGGGCCCGGTGCCGCGGATCAAATGGCTATAACAGCTCTGTGTGTACACATATACGGGTGTTGAGCTATGGAATGTGCCATAGTCATAGACAAGCAACATCTACGAGACAATCAGCTTGTCTGAGCGTTTCCACACACAGAGTATGTTATATACAGCTCTATACGATATTATACAATTTGTTACACCAGAGATAAAAACCCTCAAGTGTGTTAGCCTGACGAGGACTATGCTTGGTTAGGGTTGCAATGTAACAGATATGTATATACACAGGCTTGCTTAATAAGTAATGTACCACAAACAGCTTCCCAAGGGCTGACAGATGTATAAGAGATGGCATATAGCCTGAAAGACAATTATACTTATACAATTCTGAGTACAGAGGGTATATTCCCGCAGGTACTTACACATGTGATCAGTGGGAGTCATGACCCAACCATCTACCAATAAGGATTTTATAAAATCTAGGTCTTAAAAAGGATGTATTACATGTGTGTACACTGAGGGTGTTATTAGCCACTAATTAACCTTCATTATATGCTTCTTACTAATCAAAACTTCATTAACCTGATTTCCACGCCTGAGCGCTTCACCACCGAATACGTGGTTATAGACACCTCTGTTCCGTCTAATGGACTGGATATTGCTCTGGCCGGGGGCTTCTTAATCAAGCTATCCCACGAATATTTCAAATGCAAACGCTCTGTCGCAGAGGATTTAGAACTCTCTATTATATCAGAGTACGCATAACAACGCATTGTTTTAGTGGTTAAATACAAGGGCTCTCTGGTTCCCCCCGAACGGAGAGTCCCTTCTTTTTCCCGCTTTATTTAGTAATCCATTCCTTATTCCTATGAAAAAAGCCCTTATTGTAACCACCGTGGCCTTTGTCCTTATGTCTCTATGTGACATATACAGCATCATATCCAACTGGGGTAATAACCAGATGGTGCTGGCTAACGGCTCTAATCTGATCATCCTCATCAACTGGTACGTCATGTGCCAGCTCTATTTCCGCACGGCTGTCAAGACAGACGAGCTCATAGTAGAGAATTACAGCGCAAAAACAGCCCTCTTAACCATCCTGGAAGAGGTGGGCTACGACATCAGCGAGCAAAAAAACCACAAGCTCGATGACATTGTCTCTCATATACGAAATATTCAATAACCCACTAAAACCATTCACATGGACGTAAAAGACCTAATTGTCATGGCCGCTGCCATGCGCAAAAGAGAAGACATCCTGGACTCTATCATTGAGTCTGCACAAGAAGCTAAACTTGGCATCCGGGAAGACGCTCACCAAGAACTGGCTATGCACTGCCAGATGTATCTCGTAAACGTTATGACCAACGGAGATATTAAAAAAGCAATGAAGCTCACAGAAGAAATGGCCCAAGAAGAAAAGGACCGTAATCTGTTTAAGCCTTCTTCAAACTAATTAGTATGGATGGTTGCCCTGGAGATGATTTCACAAGGGGCAGCCACTGTATTTATACACTCACTAATTCATTATGCATATGAAAAAACTAATGCAACTTCTGGGATTAATGTCTGACTACACTGTGCACTTACCCGCCAGTAACATACGTCACAACCCACAGAGCCTGGACCTGCCTGCTTTCACCACCTGGTGCAACGAGCTAAACGTGTCCATATTGGCCCCCAAGAACGCTGAGTTTACCATCACCATTGGTAACCACGTTAAACATGTCCGTCTTGAAAGAGACAGTGTCATGAACCCTTAATCCAAACTCCTACATCCTATGAAACTAAAAGAATCCAACTTCAATCACGAAGAAGAAAACTTTAATAAGGCTATCGGTATACCGGCAGACCTTATTGTCCTGTGTAGAGAACGTATCTTCTTTACACACTTTGCCCATAGCTTGCAAGCAGATGAGCTATTTCCCAACCGCGATGATGCTCCCAAAGAGTATAAAACCGTTACAGGAGATCTTCAAGCCACTCTCAATATGATTAGCGATCCTTTGGAGTATGATTTCACCCTGCTAAACTTCATGCCTTACCACCGCCTGGCACAGGAAGCCTACTCACGCTACTCCCACTCTAAGGATATTGATGACGATGACAGTATGAGCAAAGAAGAAAGAATCAAACACGAGCTGGTAAAGCTTGTTACCAAGCTGCACGCCCTCAAAGAAAGCATGCATGAAGACGAGGAGGATGAAGATGACGATGATTATGAAGACAACAGCCTTTCTTTAAAGAGTGTTATCAACCGAATCAAGCTTGTCAAAGAAACCAAGTACAACTTCCACAAGTACATGACTGCCATGGGACATCCCATCACCCGCAACTACAACGATGTAGATGACCTGCTCAACGATCTTTTTAAATAATGTTGTAGAAATATTTTGTAGAACTGAAATAAGTTCTCTAACTTCGTTCTACACTCATTAAGTTTAAACTTGTTACATGAAGACAAAAAATCCCCGTATAGACGGTGGATTTGGGATGGTACCTAAAACAGTCATGGCCGACCCTGAGCTTTCACTCAAAGAAAAGGGTCTCTATGCCTACCTGACTACCTATGCTAATGGAACAACTAACGAATTAACAGTGAGTGTAAGCCGGATGGCATCGGAGTGCGGCACAACCCAGTCCACTGTCAAACGCTCTTTAAAGATCCTTGAAAGTAAGAAGATCATCAAACGAGATAACACAGGGTTTTTGACTACCAAGAAAACAACCCTGTTAAAATAATTCACGTACCAGTGGGGGTAAGAACTTTTCACGTACCGGAGCTTGCAAAACTGCTGGTATTGGACGAGGTCTACCCCTCCCTGGTACACAAACTCTTTGGCTGATGAAAGGTGTCAAGAACGTATGGTAGTAGCGAAAGGTTGAGCTGGTTTAGAGATCTATCTAATCAAGTGCTCCCCAAGTGAATCATATGGCCCGGGAAACCGAGGTCTTGCCCCTTTTGTAGCCAAACTTATTAACTGATGTTTATAGCCTCAAGTAAGACAAACGCCAATCTGGCCGCATTGAACTGTAAGCATAGTTAAATAAACCCATGTCTGATCCCAGGAGCTAAGTAGTGTATTAACCAAATTAGTCAGGACAAGCACTCGCGAACCCGTCAGTAGCTGAAGCAATTCAGTGAACCGCCCAGTAACAGAGTCAGGACAGAACTAGATCCATAAGAACTACTGAACCCTGGGATAGACATAACTCATTTATTCAATAATCCAACTGATAAGTACATGAACAAAAAAGTATCAGAAGTCAGAGTAACCACTGACTATTCTATGTTCAAATTTGATCCTTTGAACAGAGATGTAACACCATCAAAGGTGGAAAGACTTAAACCAAGTCTAGCTAGAACTGGGGGTAACCTCCAGAGCGTCTTGATTGATGCAAAAGGTTATATTATAGACGGCCAACACAGAGTGGTTGCTTGCAAAGAACTTAAACTACCGGTTCGTTATGAAATAAAAGCAGGTGGTTATACATCTAAAGACATCGTAGAAATCAACAACAACCAGAACGACTGGACGCTTAGTAACTACGCTTCTTTATATGCAAAAGAAGGTAACATCAACTACCAGATCTATCTGAAATACCGTAAGCTATTTCCAGACTTCAAAGAAGGGGTATTAAGTGCCATCCTGGAAAACAAATACAGTCTTACTAACAATACTTCTGGCAGCCTTGCTCACAGAGGATTCCAAAAAGGCATATTGACTGTTGCCCAGGAACCTAAAGCAAAGCTGATGCTGCAAAAGCTGACAGAGATCGGTGAATTCTATAAAGGATACAACAAGCGTGGATTTGTACATGCTGTTATTCACCTGTCAAATCAACCTGGATTTAGCTGGGACAAGTTTATTACCAAGATGAAGATCCGTAGTATCAGCTTGTTTGACTATCCTAAAGCAACAGACTTTGTAAAAGCGCTTACAGAGATATACAACTACCGTGAGCGTAACAAGATCACCTTTAATGTGTAACGTATGAACAAGCCATTTGTCATAAAAGGCATAATACTATGGGTGCTGCACAGCATCTTAACCGTAGTAATTATGCAGGAAACAGTGCAATGCATGAGTCAACCTCTGCCATTGTTCACTTTTATTGTTTGCTATCTCATTATGTTGGTAGCATTCTACTGGTTCATATGGCATACGTTTAAGTGTCTGATTTATTTCAGAGACCACTATAAATAATTACTGTGTTTTTATTAAGATCAGAATAACCTGGGCATGACCTGGTAGGCGTCTGGTAGAGATCATAGTAACTCATTGTCTGTATGTTGAAACTAACTCTTAGAACGTAATACATATAGACTTTCAGCTTGGAACACTTGTGCTGTTAAACAGGTGTATGGTAGTGATCTACCAAGCAGCCGAGATAGCTTAACTATGAGAGAGTCCTTGACTGATAATCTTGGCGGTGCAGGTGCAAACCCTGCTTTCGGCTCTGCTCTTGATGTAGAGGCTAACTATATCAGGTTTACCATAGTTGAACCTTAATCAGCTGGAGGACTGGACCACTTGTTCCTACAATACAGGTGTGAGGATCTTAATCCTCGTTTACTCCTTAGCTCAGATGAATAAGGACCTGCACTGATAACGCAGCCACCTGTTTAAGTTAGAGCACCGGCCGATTAAGCCGGAGGTCCCTGGGGCGGAACCAGGAGGAGTATCTACGGGGCCGTCTTGGCATTTGATCCGTATGAGAATGGTAGTATCACATGCAAGCCCTGGAACGGGTAAACAAGTTCCGAAAAATAAACGCAAAGACTAAGTCTCAGCGTGTTGAAGAAGGTGCAAGCATCATTGCTATGGCCTTCAGCCGTGTAGCAGTAGCTGCATAGTCAACGGGGTCCGCTGGACCTGGCAACAGAAACAGCAAGCCGTAAGGTACTCTGATACTGACAGCTCTTAGGAGTGATGGGTGTGAAAGCAGAGTGAATGACTACATCGCCCCAGCCTTACAAATGTTTTCTCTGTTATGTCAAAACAGAGTGGTGGATGGTGAGCAAAACCTGCGCACCCCAAACTACTGATCAGCTTGCAGATCTAAGCATGTAAAAATGGTATTATGATTACTTACGGAGACACCGGTTCGATTCCGGTCGGCTCCACCAGGTGTTTGTACATCCTTTATTGCAAATCCCCTCCTGTGTTTCTACACTGGGAGGTATTTTATCACAAAAATCCATTTTATATCTATGAAGAAATATCACTTAATGAATCATGATGACGATGTTGAATACTACATATATGAAGTAGATACTGAAGAAGGTACTCAAGTTCAACTTTTCAGTTCAGAAAGCTCTAAGATGTGGAGTGATCACGCAAGATCTGAGCTGAAACTTACAGCAACAGATACTGGTAACGACATTGTATTCTCTAAAAAAATCGGTAAAACACTGGACTATGCTGAGCTCTTTGAACTACACATTGTATTAGCTTTTATGAGAAAAGATGAGATGGAAACGTTTCCATACAAGCTAGTAGAAATCAATACTGTTTTTTCCATATAAAACCTAGCATATGAAAGAAATTAAACTCATCATTGTAACCGCTGTTATCACAACTGGTCTTTTTCTGTGTGTTACTGCAGACAATAAACCACGTCCAGCAAAAATAGTAATACCACAACCAGACTCTTCATCCTGCTTTGAATACCAAGTAATTATCCAGAGATATGATCATACACTGTATATCCTGGAACAAAGAAACCCGGCAGCTGCCAGGGAGTTTGATGAAATCTTTCACCACGAAACAGAATAACACCATGAGCAATACCACCCTGCTATTATGTTCTTGCAGCAGTGCAGAACACCAACTTATTATTCATGCAGACAACGATCCATTATATGGACCGGAAGCCTACGTACGCGTGCATCTTATTAGACGCTCGTTTTGGTACAGACTTAAATATGCCCTGAAATATGTTCTAGGGTATAAAAGCAGATTCGGAGCCTGGGATGAAATCATTCTGGACCCACATCATGCAGCACACTTACAAAAACTTGTTGATCATTTATCCTCTAACGACACAGAAAGAATAACAGTTTAAACTTTAAACAATGACTGAAGCGTACATCACCATGCGTGATAACTATATCGAGCTGGTAAAAAAACTAATTCTTAGTAACGGAGGTCTTAACCCACACATCACAGTGCTTGGTAAACACAAAGAAGACAGTGCAGAAGCTGTGGTGTATGTAGAAATTCCTGCTAAGTATATGAATACAGAAGCAGGTAAGGAACTCTTTATAGAAAAAATGATACCTGACATTGCCAAAGATGTTAAAGCAAAGTTTGATATCGGTGCAGTGGCATGGGCATCAGAAGCATGGCTGCGTGTAGCAGATGCAAATAATCCTGATGCAATCAAAGACTGGAAAGCTCTTCCTGTACAAAAGGAAGTGCTTATCATGACCCTGGAGTCTGCTGATGAGAATACAACCACTGTGTTTGAAATCAAACGCAAGGGTAAACAGGTAAATGAAGACGGTAACCTGGTCGATCATATTGAGCTGGTAGAGCTGCCTGAATTCAAGGAAGGAAAAACTGCAGAAGGCAGATTTACCGGCTTATATAAAAAGTTTATCAATAACCCTTAACTTTATGTCTGAGGTAATTAGTGTACCGCGTAAAGACTGGCTTGAGCTGAAACGACTGCTTCGGCAAGCGTCACAACACCAGGTTGAATGGATCACAGAAAAACAGGTGTGTGAACTCTTGGATATAAAAAAGTCAACGCTCATCTCTTACGTCAGTAAAGGCAGGATAACAATGGATATGTACCGCATCGGTGTAAATGGAGCCAGGTTCTATGATAAAGAGAAAATCATGGGTCAACCTTTCAAAATGTAGCACAACTGTAGTACAAATTTTAATCAAGCCTTGTAACACTATGATATAGAGTTGTTTATAAAAAACATTCGAGTCCCGTCCGGTCCGCAGAAAGGCCCTTCAGAAATGAGGGGCCTTTGATTTTCAAGCAGTTACGTTTGCATATCATGGTAAAAAATGGATTATTCTGAGCGTACTGTAGCACAATAGTAGCACAAAGTGTAGCACAATTTTCATACATTAGCTCTATGGCATACAGTATCACTCCTATTTTACACCAGTATAAAGACAGCAAAGGACTACAGGCCCTGATGATCCGGGTTATCTACAATCGTCAATATGCTTACACGCCCGTGCATGTAAAGTTATCAGCTGACCAGTTGCAAGATAACCTGGTAGTCAATCACCCACACAAAACCAAGATCAACGCCATGCTGCGTGCCAAGATCTCGGAGCTGGAAGGTGAAATCCTGGACCTGATGAAACAATCTCACGTTTCCCTGGAAGATCTAAAACGTGCAGCCGGTAATCAAAAGACCGTGAAAGACAAGTTCACCACCTTTATGGAAGAGTACATCTCAGAAGTGAAGGGCGGTAAGAAAGCAGACGCAACCATACAGGTATATCAATCTTTGGTGGATGAACTCATAGAGTATGATCCACATCTGTACTTCCATAAAATAAACATCACCTGGCTTAATAGATTTGAACAACACCAACGCAAACTATGGGAGATTAATACAGTACACAAGAAGATGAAGAATGTCAAAGGCATGCTACGCAGAGCTTGTGAAAAAGGACTCATCAAAAACGACAAGTTCGAAGCTTACAAGGTACCAACCTATGAGCAACCCATTCCGGCTTACCTGGAAGAAACAGAAATAGCACAATTCAAAACCGTCTGTGACAGTATCCAGCGGCCTATGATGAAAGTAAGTGGCTACTATTTCTTGCTTTCCTGTTATGCCGGTTACCGCATTAGTGACTTTAAAAAGTTTAACTACGGCACCATGGTCTCTAACAACAAGATCTTGTTGAAGACCAAAAAGAACAAACGCATCATCTCTATGCCCATCCACACCCGGCTGGCAGAGGTGCTTGACTTTTGTAAACAAACCCCGTTTTCCATATCTGAACAAAATGCAAGAGAATATGTAAAAGACATAGCCAAACTGGCTGGTGTAGACCGCAAAATCAAGGTTCACACAGCCCGTCATTCTTTTGCTATGTTATTGATGGACAATGGGTTCGACTTGGAAGAAGTAGCAGAGCTTCTGGGCGTAACAATGAAAACAGCCGCCATCTATGCCCGCATCTCCAACAAACGTCTGGAGAAGAAAGTTTTAGACAGGTTAGGTTAAATTTGCTTAAAATCCGGTCTATCCTATAGAAATGTATTACATTGTACAACAAAATCTATAGTCAATGGCTAACAAGCGTCTATCCCTACAGGATACAGAACAAATGAAGAATATGGTAATGAAAGGTGTGGCACCTGAAGATATTGCCAATCATTTCAATATTGCTATATCTTCTGTACACAACTATAAGAAAAGATTTAAACAACAAGGAGTTAAGTTCCCTGACATAAGAGGTAGAAGACCTTCAGGATCTGTTGAGATTCAGTCTACACAAAATGTAAACAATCCGTCAACGGAAAACTACATATCGTCAGACAGTAACACAATGAACTTTGTGGTGAATGGCGTGAGTGTACACGTTTCTGCTAAGGCAAAAAACGTGAACATTTCTAAAGACACCATAGAAATCAACTTCTAGACATACCAATTATTTTTTAACCAGGGACCTCAGCAGGGTCCCTTTTTTATTTTTACATATGAGTACGTGGATCAAAAAACTTATTACTTCAAGCCAGGTAAAAGAACTGAAGAAAGAGAATGAAGAGCTGAAAGCCAAACTGGACGAGCGCCAGGAAGCTATCAACAAGACCAATGCTTATTATAAGAAAAAGCTGCACGAAATGCAGCGCAGGAAAGCAGGTGTACAGCCGTTATAGCCCTATTATACGGACTATCGGTCTGGAGATTTTGTATAACTCATTGTAGATCTTATTTTTATAGGATAAGCCCTACAATCCTATGCTATACCAATTACCTACCGGTAAGGTTATAGAAATCAGTACGGAGCAGTATTTGGAAATGAGTGACGAAGAACTGGAATACCTCATAGCTTACAACTATGGAGAAGTGATGGAAGATCCCTGGTTTGGATCGGTCCTGAGCAAAAGAGACAGTTCAGCCCCCGACAAGCCTGATACCTATGAAGACCTGATTGACATACCTGAAGAAGACAAATTAACTGATCTGGACATCGATCCCTCTTTAACAGAGGAATAAGTGTCTTTAAACCTTTTGCCCTGGTTACTACCAAGTAACTGGGGCTTTTTTATTTCCTAAACCCCAAATCACACAAAAGATGACTAACAAAGTAAAAGTCACCGCAGATGCTAATGGCAGCATCATTGGAGTATCTCAGAACAACCCTGAGTACGGCTATGTCCGTGTTGAGCAAACCGTTACGCAAATTGATCAAAGAGGCTGGTTAAAAAACACCAGACGTTCTACCCTGATCAAAGGCTTAGTGGAAGATTTAGCCAACGCTGGCTTTAAAGCCGGTACAGAATTACCCGGCAAGATCGTGGTAGTTGAATCATTAACTCCTTTCAACCAAGAGAACCCTGAAAGAGATCTGAAGATCGCAGGAGACAGCGGTATAGTATGCCGTATTGAAGACCAGCCTATCTACCGCCAAACGTTCTACACACCGGACGTAAACGCCAATGACGAGTTGATCATGCACACCAACACTGATGAGATCCGCGAAGTAATGGAAGCTACCCGTGCTTTAAACAGCATGCGTGCCAACACCGTTGCCGAGCCGGCATTATAATTAGTGCCTTATAGAGTTATTTAAGACCCCTGTCTCCAAGATGGGGGTCTTTTTTTTTGTAGACTTTCTTGGAGAGCTTGTACAAGTTCTCTAACTTCACCATTTAAACTGTAGAACAATGCGTTTTAATCCACACAAAACGGTATGTGCGTCTGCCAAGGGTATTATTATATCCTTTAGAGATGCAAACAAGCACAGGTTCATGCCTTATGAGAACCCTGTGGTTGAAGAGATCCAACAAACTGGTACTACAAAATACCAGCCCCTGGAAGCTCCGGCTTTCAACAAAATACAGCAGAAGCTATACGCTGAAACTGTATACGGACTCAGTTTTTATTCAAAGCAGGACGTAGAAGCTATGTCCCGTTCCAAGAAGTTACGTGTACTGGCCAAGTATGCCAAAGCACAGCGTATTCTAAGCAGATGGAAGCAGGAAATCGTACACGCCCGTGTAGATGCTTTTCTACTTACATTCTTTCCCCATTCCCCTATTACAAAAACCCTGGTTGATACAAAAGGATACAACCGAGAAGCCAAAGACCAGCAATCATTTAAAGAGCTGGGTCTGACGCAAAGCGATGTAGCCAATAAACTTATAGAAGTCAACCTTCTACCTAAGAATTTTTATCAGCTATTATAACAACCATCAATGGAAACAATATTCGTAGTAAACGGCACTGTTGAACTGGTCCTGGTACCACAAAACGAGATGGACAGGATTCTCCTGGACAAACTTGTATCAAACGGTCCCTTGGACGTTACAACAATCTCCCAACCGGTAGGTGTTCTCACCAAGCCGGTAAAGGACGGTGTCATCATTAAAGTGAAGAACCATGATCCAAACAAAACTTAAAGTCTGTGCAGGCTGCAGTGAGCTCAAGCACATCTGGAAGTCGCACGGCAAAGACAAGTATTGTAAAGACTGCTGGTACAGTATTGAGAAACCCAAAAGCATTCCGCCTGTATCTACCAAACGAAAGGTAGAGATGGATGAATACTCCAAAAAACGAGAACTGTTTCTCATTGCTAATCCAATCTGTCAAGCAAAACTGGTAGGCTGCACAGGTAAAGCCACCGATGTACACCACACTGCTGGTCGTACCGGTGATAACTATCTGAAGATCTCTACCTGGCTGGCTGCATGCCGGTCATGTCACAGCTGGATCGAACTAAACCCCACAGAAGCAAAAGAGATGGGCTTTTCCCAATCACGATTAAAACAAGAAGAATGAGTCATCCATATCACCACGCCATTTCCTCTGCTAAAAAGCACGGAGGCAACTGGCAAGACTACATAAAGATTCACAACTGGTTTGATGAGACGAAAGCTCATTATCCAGACATGCGGCACCGAGCGCTCAGACATCATGCAGAAGGTATCTTCTGGTGTGAGCAAATCTTCGGAACCGTAATTACTAACTCAGACGGTAAGAACATACCGGTGAGATTTATTGGAGAACAACATGTCAAAGAAGACATTGGGTTCATACCAACCATCAAACAGTATCTAGACTGTATGGGTACAGAAGACTGGATGTATAAGCCAGGCGATGGCCGCAAAATGCTCCAGGAAATACAAGCTGAGAAGCTTGATTACGAACCAAAACTTTAATAAAAACATGGGACAAAAACTAATAACAAGCCAGCATCTCATTGACTGGTGTGACCAACAGGTTGCTAATGGTATCAAACTGCAATTAGGCTGGGATGGCGGAAATGACTCCGGCTGGGTCTATATCTTAAAAGACGGTGTGCAGGTAGAGTATAATGAAATGAGCCAGGAAGAAACAACACTTACTGATATTATGAACAATGAACTTTCTTATGGTTCCTGGGCAGGTGAATTCAGTGCCAACGGTGAAGCAGACTACGATCCTGAAACAAAATCGTTTACTGGTACAGACAGCTGCGGTAGTGATGATACAGATTTTTGTAGTTGCAAAATAGACATTGTTATACCCAAGTCACTGTGGTTTGATTCAGTAGAGTATAATCTGGAAGGTGAAGACCCTTATGCAGAGTTTGCATTTGTTATCAAAAACGGGTTTATCACAGAAGCTCATAACGAAATGTCAAAGAAGATTGCTGAACAACTCAGTGAGGCTGTATCAGCTGAGATAGAAAAGTATGAAAGCAATTCAGAAAACCAGGAGTTCCGCGGTATCTGGCAAGACGAGCAGATTGCCTTTTCCGAATTTGTAGAAGACGGTGATAACCTGATATACAGCATCACTGAACTACACATAGGGACTACTGAGGTAGAAGAAAGAGATGTCTGTCTGAAACTTGAATCACTAAACCTTTAACAACACTAATATGAGTATTGATTATAGTAAACAAACCTATATCGTCAACGGACAACATGAGTTTTCTCTTACAGATGCTCTTCGTTTATGGAAGACGAAGTATCACGAGGACTTCCGCGATTTTGTAAAAGAAGTCACTCCACACGAGAGCCTATTTGACTTTCGTGACTTTGTAGAAAGCGTATGGGAAAGCATTGAGCAGGTTACCGTAGAAGAAGCTTTAAAGCAACCCAATACAGAAACCCGCAGAACCTATTTTGATGCTATTGGTGTCAACAGACTGTTTGCTGAACTCCAGCCTACACTGCGTAACAAACAAGTCATCAAAAAGAAACGTACACGCTGGGACAACAACAATGATCCATACGAGTATGAATTTGAAGACGTGTATGAACTCTACGAAATAGATGGTAAACAGCTCTTTGCTGGAGACCAGTGGGGACGCGATGCAAACCCGGTGTATGCTGTGAGATGCTGGTGCACCACCACAGACAGAGAGTACTGGATCTATGTGAATACACAAGCAGCTACCGGTCACAGTTGGCTGGGTGCTTATAACACACCAAACTATGATGCCATTCGTGCTATTGCGTGGACCATACGTATTGATATATCTCACCCGGAGCGTATTTACCGTCAAGGTGATATTATCATCGTAAAGAAAGGTGAAAAGTCTTCACCGATGATTCCTGCTCAGCATCTTAGCAAAGAAGACTATCTCAAATTAATGTATTCAGAAACCTAAATAAAACAATCATGAGTAATCCTAAAAGAACAAAACGCCTGGTCCTCGGAGAAGGTGAAGTAGTTGGTCACAAGCATGTGCTTGTTAGCGATAGTGATATTGACTATGTAGAAGACCAGCAAGGCATCAATTTTATGTTAAAGAACATGGGCATTCTTACCCATGACGAACATGACCGTATGGTGTTTGAACCTGGTGATTATAAATCATATAACCAGGTGGAGTTTAATCCCTTTGACGGAACTGTTAACCGTGTATTTGATTAACACACATTGTAATGAGTAAAAGAGACGAGATTCAAACAGAAGCTTTGGCCTTGGCAGTCGCTCATAGAAGATGTGGACTTGGTATATCCATGGGTGTCGGTAAGACACTGATTGGTCTAAAGTATATCGAGCATTTTCAACAAGCAAACAGTGGCAAGCTTAGGGTGCTAGTAGTAGCCCCTAAGCTATCCATTTTTGATAGCTGGCGCTCAGATGCCATTAAGTTCGGGGTATCCCTGGACGATATAGAATTCACAACTTATCTGTCTCTGAATAAAAACAACCCACATAATTATGATGTAGTTGTGTTGGACGAATGCCATAGTTTATTATATGGTCACCAGACTTTCCTTGGCTTTTACCAGGGACGCATACTGGGCCTAACGGGTACACCACCTAGGTATACACGTTCAGAGAAAGGAGAAATGGTGCAGCAGTTTTGCCCTATCCTCTATACATACATTACCGATGATGCCGTGGATGATTCTATCCTGAATGATTACCGCATCATTGTGCACCGCATGCCCTTAAGCGATAAGAACAACCTCTCGGTAAAAACCAAGAACGGTTCATTCTTTACGTCCGAGCGTAAGAACTACGAATACTGGACCAAGCGTATTGTGCAGGCTAATTCCAAGAAAGAAGAACAGATCACTTCTGTTATGAGAATGAGAGCCATCATGGATTTCCGTACCAAGGAAACCTATACTAAAGAACTCCTCACAGAAATAGAAGACAAATGCATTGTGTTCTGTAATACACAGGACCAAGCAGACCGGATCTGTACTCACTCCTATCACTCGACTAACAAAGACAGTGAGGAAAACCTACAAGATTTCAAAGATGGTAACATAGACCAGTTATCATGTGTCATGCAGTTAAACGAAGGTGTTAACATTCCGAACCTGAAAGTCGGGATCATCATGCATGCATATGGCAACGAGCGTAAATCTAACCAGCGTATAGGAAGACTACTCAGACTTAATCCGGATGAGAAAGCCACTATACACATTCTTTGTTACAAAAACACTGTAGATGAACGTTGGGTAGGTGAAGCTTTAAAGGACCTGGATCCTGCAAAGATCAGCTACTGCGACATAAATATCCAATCCTATGACACATCACTTTACCGGTAAGTTCGAAAAGCGTGACGGGGTGCTACGCCCTGTTAGCTCTGCTGTATCAAAACAGCAGGAGCTTTTTGTATCTGATATACCAGAAGGCAGTATTGTGGAATGCTTCTATGAAGTACAACACGATGACGGCACTCTCCCCCAGCTGGCAAAGCTGCACGTAATCATACGGCAGCTTGCCACCCATGTGGGTGAGACAGTAGAAAATATGAAGTTGCTCGTGAAAGACCGAGCAGGCTTGTGTATTTCAAGAGAAGCAGCAGGTAAAGAGTACTTCCTAGCTAAAAGCTTTGGTGAGTGTTCTAAAGAAGAGCTATCTCTTGCTATACAGGCAGCTATAGAAATTGGTGAGGACGTTAACTTTCTGATTCAGTAAGAATGTCATCCACTTCTTTATCTATAGTCAAACCATTTGCAACTGCTGAATTGTCCAGCTCGTTGAGCAGAGACATCAGGATCTGTACATGGTCCATCCAGGGTTCGCTAGGCTCTTGTCCTTGCTCAATAAGGTTTTGTAAAACAGTGATCTCTTCTTCTGTTCTGTCAGCAAGAATAGCCACTAACATAGACTGGAGTTTTTGGATAAAACCAGCACCCACTGTGATAGGAACCTGGGCGTCTTTCTTCAGCATTTTAATAGTAGAAGGCATAGGGATATTAGATTAATTAACCACAAATTTAGAGAACTTTATGACACAAACTGTAGATCTTGAAGAAATTAAACTAAAACTTATAGAGCGTCTGAAACCATCAGGCTGGGCTACCAAGCTCCGTTCCTTTATCAACAGCACGCATTTTGACCAGATCCTGGAAGCACTCTACAATGAGCGGGAAGCTGGTAAACGTTTCACTCCTCCACTAAGAGACGTGTTCCGTGCATTTGAAGAGTGCCCGGTAGACAAACTGCGTATCGTCATGATAGGTCAGGATCCTTATCCTTACCTGGACGTAGCAGATGGTATTGCTTTTTCCTGCAGTAAAGGAACCAAGGTGCAACCCAGTTTGCAAAAGATGTTTGAAGCTATCGAGCATACAGTATACCAGGAGTATCCTACACATATGGATCCAAACCTGCAGCGCTGGTCCAACCAGGGCATTTTAATGCTGAACAAAGCATTGACTTGCCAGGTAGACAAGGTGGGGTCACACTACGACATCTGGAATGACTTTATCATGTATGTTATTGACATCTTGAACTTCACTAACTCCGGACTGATATTCGTTTTACTGGGACAAAAAGCCCAGGAGATCGAAAGTTGTATCAACCAAAGTCATTATATACTCAAAGCTTCACACCCTGCAAGTGCAGCCTACACCAAAAGCATGTGGGATTGCAATGATCTGTTTAACGAGGCCAACAGAATCATTTCTCAAAACAACGGTCCTCAGTTTAAAATCGAGTGGTAACACACTCACAAAATCTATTATTATGGCAGTAGAACAAGTACAACTGGGCGTAACAACGATAAAAGAATTATTAGCAACCGGCTATACCTGGTTTAAGAAGGACGATCTGGGCTTTGGCTCTATTCAGGAAAAGTATTTGGCGTCTGATATACAAATCAACACCATCCGTAAACACCCGGCTCTAAGAGACCTGGAAACTACAGCAAGAGTATTTGTAATCATAGACGACACAAAAAATGAAACCACTTTGGAAACCAGCCAACCCGCACCTCAAGGGTCAGGGAATAATACACCTGAACAATTATTACCTGTGGAGCACAACACAACAGAAGTGGAAACTGATTCATTCGCAGCCTTCGCAAACCTCTAGTATGAGACCATCACCAACAGCAAGTGCTACCAGTTATCCGGTAGGTACACGTATGAACGGCAATGATGGAATGCCTTGGGAAATTGTTGCAACTTCTAATGGTGTACAGCGATGGGTCCGGGCCAAAGTACCCTTTCAACCACTTAATCTTTCTTCTACTATGATAAAGATAAACCCATTTGAAGTGGGAGACATAGTGGAAGTAGTCAAAAGCGGTTCTGGTTGCGGCCAGGACGAAATCGGTATACAGGCCACTGTCACTGAACTGGGTATGTATTATCCAGGCGTTGCTGGCGTCAAAGTGCACCCTCATATCGGTAATACCAAATCTTATATAGAAAACGGCAATAAACATACCAGCTTTCACAGCGGGTTTATTGCTTGTGAATCTTTCAAACTCGTTATCAGGCCCATGCCTGCAGAAAACTCTCCACAAACTTTTAAACTCAATCAGAACATGTCTAAAGTTAAGACAATCAACAAGAAATCAGCACAGGAAGTGCGTAGTATTGACACCTCTTTGATCAACAAGGAAGAAGTATTTAAGATGCTTGCTCTTGCAGAGAGTACCGGTCTGCCATTATTATTAGTGGGTCAGCCCGGGGTTGCTAAAACCAAATCAGTACTCGACTATGCAAAAGCCTGGTTGAACAGAGACGGTAAAATGTCTGCTGCAGATTTTAACAACAAAATATATATCCTTGAGACCGATGAAGGTACCAAGGCATCTGAGATCAAGGGTATGCCTGCTCTTGACAAACTATTCACCGAGAACCAGTATGAGATCCATGCACCGATTGCCGATGCAGAGATCGTTATCATCAACGAGGTGGACAAAGCAAGCTCTGCTATCCGTAATGCCATGCTTGGTGTTATGAACGAGAAGTTTCTCTTCAACGGTAAAAACAAAATCCCATGTAAGTGGAAGCTTTTTGTTGCTACCTGTAACGAGATTCCTAAAGAAGAAGCAAACTCTCCTTTCTGGGACCGCTTCATGCTGAAACACACTGTAAACCGTGTATCTGCCGGTGAGTTAGTTAAGTACTACAACAAAGGTGCACGCGAATACAAAGAAAGCTACAAGATTGGCATTCCTACCAAAACAGAAATCAATGCTGTAGAGATACCAACCAACAAGCTGGAAAAGTATTTAGAAGTGGGTTACCAGCACAGCTCTGACCGTACTCTAACATTTGTACCAACGCTTACCAAAGCAGTGAGCTACATCTGGGATGTATCAACAGACAAAGCCCTTGTAAAGACAGCACAGATCATGATCTCTCAGAACGCAGGTTCAGAGCTTCAGAATAAACTGATGTCACCGGAAGTAAAGACTGTGATGAGCAAAGTGGAGATGTTACATTCTTACACCAGCAACGAACAGCTCGAGCTGGCAGTAGCTGAGATCGAAAGCCTGATCAACACGTATACATCACGCAATATGATGGACGAAGGACAGGTGGAAGAAATCGAAATGAGCATGCAGTACATCATCTCTACTCACCCTGCACGTAAAGACTATCAAACTTCAGAAGAGTTTGACCAGATGATTGCAGAATCTGTTGTATCAGATATGCCAGTTGAAGCAACATTCTAAATAACACAGATGACCGGAACTAAACACTCCGGTCATCTTTTTAAATCAAGTATATGGCTGCTAAAAGCAAACAATATAAAAACGTATACACCATCCTTGAGAAAGTCAAGAAGGGTGAAATACAATCACACTATAAAGCCGATGATGGTGGTTTGTTTGGTAAGCTGAACTTTTATAAAAAAGCAGATCTTATCAAGCCATACATCCATTACATAGATGAGACCAAGATCTCAAGCATTGTGAATAAAGAGATCTACAGCATGGAGTCTATCAAAGAATACTACAACCGGTTTGCCCGCAGTACAGCTTTTGATAAACTAGACCAGGATAAAAAACCTGACATGAATGCATTTCATACCAAGCTGCAACAGAACTATAGAAAGTTTCCTGAGCACATGAAGTATGACATTCACAAGATGTATTACAACAAGATCGACAAGCTTGAATTTGAAGAGCGTACTGATAAAAACAATACGCGTTACAAGTTCCTAGAGAAAGCTAACAATCCTGTAGGTAAGATTATGTCTGAAGGGTCCAACCTAAAAAGCGCCATCTTTACCAAACAGATGATGCTCTACTACATGATGCAGATGACCATGATGGAATACATTGATCCGGAAGCTCATCAGCAAATGCAGAACGGTCTGGGTGGTGGTGACGATAATCAGTTCAACCAAGACGATATCGACAATGCCATGGATAAAATGCTCAACAATCAGCTGAGCAAGAACATGCTGGATAAAGCTATGAAAGATGCACAGGATACCTGTAATATGATGGACCAGCACGTTGATAAAGAAACCCAGGAAAAACTTTTTGAAGACTCCTATAAAGGTGGTAGCGGTCAACCTGCAAAGCTCTCTCCGGATTATTTCCGAAAAGTTGCTGAAAGACTCGAGCGTATTAATATCTCTATGGGTTCACTCAAAGAAAAGTTACAAAAGCTTTTGGACAAGAGTGCTGCATATTTTTCTGCACGCAAAGAAACCATCTATGATGATCTGCTTAACTCCCAGGATGTTTCCGGACTTGAAGATTATATACTACTGCATCCCAAGCTACGTACGATATTTTTAGAAGACATCCAGATCAAAGACTACAAGTATGTGGGCAAGATCGATGTCTATATAGATGTATCAGGATCTATGTCCAGCAGCTGTGGTGTAGTGAATACAGAAGACAGGTATATCTCCAAGATAGATTTTGCTAAGTCTATGGTTGCTAAACTAAAACAACTGGACATGCTAAACGATGTCTACTTGTTTGATACACGCGTTAAGAAATACCGCAACGACCTGATATCTATCTCTATGATAGATTGTGGTGGCGGTACAACTATTGACAACGCAGTACGTAACATTGAACTTATAGGTAACAACGCTTTAGTGATTACTGATGCAGAAGATCATTGCAGCATCTACTCAGAAAAAGCATTCTTTATTGGTGTAGAAGGAGCAAGGTTTAACTCCTTTGACGAGAAGTACATGGATAAAGGACAATGTATCATATTTAACGGATCACGTATATATCAAGTAGGGTTAGATGGAAAAGCTGTCTAGGTAACCAACTCGTTACCTAATTACCTGCAAAAAAGGTTTTATGGGGTGTTTTCAGGATGCATTTTATATTGAGCCATCAAAAAATACAGTATGAATACACCAAAAAAAAGAACACCCAAAAACAACAATGGCTCTGCAAAATCCAGTAAGAACTGGGCATATCTTGTAGAGCATGGCGTAGAAATTACTGGCATACGTTTATCGTCATTGAGAGACAAGTTCCCCTTTGAGATAATGAAGCCAGGAGACAGTTTTATTGTACCATCTAAAGACCCTGTTGCAAAGAAACCCAACACCCTACATTATGCAGCAAAGCAATTTGCACGCATAAGACCAGGGTTTACGCTGACATCACGTATGCAGCTAAATGGAGAGAGAAGAGTGTGGAGAATAAAATAGTTATAGGTTCATCTTAGAGCCTATGACACCAAAAATTAATATGGGTAAGTCCGGATTAGTAGAGATACTGGTCCGGACACCTATGTTAAACTTAAACCGCTTAGTCAGTGCATAATCTACAGCAGCACCTGTCATGAATCCCATGTCAGGAGACTCCACAAATGCTCGCTGTTTAGTCAGATACGTAAGCGGACTTCCGGACATGTAGATATCCGGAGAAATACTGAGCTTTTTATTAATAGGAAAAGACTTGGTAAAGAAAAAAAGCATAGAGTTAGTAACACTATACTCGTCTTCAGCCTTGGCAACAGATATTGTAGTGTTGACACCAGCTACACCCCACTTGTTGGGATAAATGTAGGCATAAGTAATAAAGCCAAAATGGCTCCCAAAGGCGGAAGCAACCGTAGCACCCCAGTTGGAGATGCTCTGTAGTTTACCTTCCTGAAAATTCATTTTAGTATACCTGGAGCTCAGTGCAAACTGTTGCAGGTTACTCCATACCATCCCGGTTACACCCCAGGATGACTGTCCGGTCATAGATGACTGGGACATTCCAAACGTAGCAATAACATTCACAGACTTGTCCAGGGATTGACCCCCTGTAAAGTCGGAATTAAACAATATTGGGTTTACACGGGCAGCTGCCCTACCACCCCCTTTAGAAGAGCCTTTAGAAGAGCTCTTAGACTCTGACTTACTTTCACTTTTAGATTCACTCTTAGAGTCTGAACTTGAAGAAGACTCTGAACTTGAAGAACTTTCCCCGCTGCTAGAGCTGCTGCTGCTAGACTCTGAGCTCGATCCTTGAGAATTGCTTGAACTAGCGGCAGAGCTACTGGCGGAGGAAGAAGCTGAACTTGCGGCAGAACTGCCCGCAGAGCTGGCTGCCGATGAGGCAGCACTGGAAGCAGCAGAAGACGCTGCAGAAGCGGCTGCTGTTGACGCAGCGGCACTGGCTGCTGAACTTACTGCAGCAGATACAGCAGTGGCTGTAATTTGAGTGCTAGTAGCTGCAGCTTGAGCCACAGA